TGCAAGCATGCGTACACCTTGGCGGTATGTCCATGTCGGAAGCAGATAAAGTTAGAAAGATCATTGGAAAGAAAAAAGATGCTAAAGAATTTGATCAGTTTAAAGAGAAGTTCGTAGAGGGTGCATCAAAGTTTATCTCTCCTAACCTTGCTCGTGATTTATGGCATGACTTTGAGGCTCACGCAGGGTACTCATTTAACAAGTCTCACGCAGTAGCATACTCAACGCTATCCTATTGGACAGCATGGCTAAAGTATTATTACCCACTTGAGTTTATGTACTCAGTGCTAAAAAATGAAAAGGACAAAGATGCAAGAACTGAATACCTTATTGAAGCAAAAAGAATGGGCATTAGCGTTAAGTTACCTCACATTAACGATTCGGATATTGATTTTAAGATTGAGGGTAAAGGCATTCGGTTTGGACTCAGTGCTATCAAGTTCATATCTGACAAAATTGGTGAAAGATACATATCTGCACGACCATTCAATTCGTACAAAGAACTTGAGGAATTTACATTTACCAAAGGAAATGGAGTAAACAGTCGTGCACTCCAAGCACTAAGAGCAATAGGCGCAGCAACCTTTAATGATAATCCTAGAAATGATCAGGAGATTAAAGAGAACCTATATGAATACTTAAACCTTCCAGAGTTTAATATTACTATTCCTTCTCATTACTATGCATTTATTCAGGACATTGTTGACTTTGAAGAAAAAGGATCATACATTTTTATGGGTATGGTAAAATCAATTAAGCGAGGAACAGGATGGTCACGAGTTGAAGTTTTGGACAAAACTGGCAGTGTCGGTATATTTGACGATGAAAATACGATTATTGAGACAGGTCGTTCTTATCTGCTTTTGTGTAATGACAACAGGATTGTTTCTTTCATACCTTCAGATGAAATAAAAGAATCATCTCACGCACTTGTAAAGTTCTTAAGTTACAAGCAGTTACCATATAAAGATGATGAAATGTTTGTAGTTTCTTTTAAACCAAGAATTACAAAGACAGGAAAAAAAATGGCATCTCTGACACTTGCAGATACAAGCAGAGACTTGCATTCTATTACAGTTTTCCCTACATCATTTGCAAAAGCATACATGCACATTGAAGAAGGAAAATCTTATAAGTTTGATTTTGGAAAGACAAAAGACGGAACAGTAACATTGGAGGATGTACATGTCGGTTAGTATAGAAGAGGCTTTAGCACAACTTGATCCTAAGTTAAGAAAGAGATTAGGCAGTGGGGTTGGTATTAGTTATGAGTATCAGCCAACACCAAGTTATGGTTTAAACCGTGCTCTAGGAGGAGGTTTGCCATATGGTAGACAAGTTCTTATTTGGGGGTCTAAGTCTTCTGCAAAGTCCTCTATGTGCCTTCAGATGATTGCTTTAGCACAGGCAGAAGGAAAATTATGTGCGTGGATTGATTCAGAAATGTCATACTCAGAAGAGTGGGCTAGAACTCTTGGGGTAGATCCAGAAAAATTAATCTACTCACAAGCAAGAACTATTAGTGACATGGTAGATGTAGGTGTTGGATTAATGAACGCTGGTGTTGACTTAATCGTGGTAGACTCTATTACATCAATGCTTCCAGCAATCTATTTTGAAAAAGATACAGATGAGATGAAGGCATTAGAAAATACAAAGCAGATTGGGGCAGAATCTCGTGACTTTAGTAACGCATGGAAAATGCTTAATTATGCTAACAACAAGGTTAAGCCTACTCTTCTTGTTCTTATTTCCCAGTCTCGCAATAATATTAACGCTATGTATACTAGCCAGCAGCCTTCTGGTGGTCAGGCTACTAAGTTTTATTCTTCTTGCATTGTTAAGTTATTTAGTTCCGAGTCAGACAATCAAGCGATTAAAGGAAAGATTAAGGTAGGAGACAAATTAATTGAAGAAAAAATTGGTAGAACTATTAAATGGGAACTCCAGTTCTCAAAAACCTCCCCAGGGTTTCAATCTGGCGAGTATGATTTTTATTTTAGAGGTAATAATATTGGTCTTGACACCATCGGTGATCTTGTTACTACTGCTGAATTAAATGGTATCGTAGAGCGTACAGGTGCATGGTACATTCTTCCTGATGGATCAAAAGTCCAAGGCAAAGAGGCATTTGTTAATCGTGTAAGAGAGGATCTTGATTTGCAAGAATCAATCAAGGCAAAACTCAGTGGCTAACTTTACTGTTTACAATGGAAAGTTTATTTGTCATGAATGCAAAAATGATGTTAGATCTCTAAGGCTATACCCAGAAACAAAAACAGCAACATGGATGTGTCCAAATAAACATCTTAGTACAGTTAAGTTTGGCAAGCAGAAATACAAAGGCAATGACAGAGAAGAGTGAGTCCAAGAGGATAGGTGCTAAACAGCACAAGAACTCTGGACGTAATACTCAAAAAGGAGATGCATCTTGGAAAAACTTTGTTGTAGACTTTAAAGAGGTCGGAAAATCTTTTACATTAAATAAAGAGGTTTGGGCAAAGGCTACTACCGATGCCATGAAGAACGGAAAGGACCCAGCCATAGTAGTCGTAATGGGCGAGGGTAACTCTAAAGTAAGACTTGCTATAATTGAGATGAGTATATTAGAAGATCTAGTGGAGGAATAATGGAACAACAACAAACAACTATAGATATGGTAAATGGTTTGGCAGAGATTGCAGACTACATGCAAGATGAGGAGTTGACTACTGCTTTAACATTTATTGCTAAGATAATTATTAAGCCAGACATTCCTTTAAATGTAGCACATATAGAGATTGTAAGACTTCAAGCAATAGCAGCAAAGATGGCATTTAAGGCAACATGGATGGCTAATGTTGACAAATCAGATCGCGGCAAAAAGAATCTTTATTATACGGCAGCAGAGTCGTTAAATAACTTGGTGTCTGCACTAAAGTACATAACCCGATAATCTGCTATACTTATACTAATAGAAACGAGAAATGATGACAAAAAATTTATTGCATACGGTAATGATAAAGCCAGAAGAAAAGCCAATTCATCCTATAGATATAGCAGGGCTTGAGGCAAAGATTAAAGAAGGCTATACGATTACTCGTGTAGATAAGCATACAACAAAAAAGACTTTTGCTCCATCAACTATTGCTTACGGGCACGGAGAATGTGCTAGATATTGGTATCTTGCTTTTGACGGTCAGATGTTTGAAGACAACGCAGATGCTTATGGTGCAGCCAACATGACTGCAGGAACACTATCACATGCACGAATTCAAAATGCAATGTTGAACGCTGGAATGGTAAAAGTTTATCGTGATGAGAATAACGAAGCCACTACAGAGTTTAAAATTATAAATCAAGATCCCCCTATCTTTGGATATGGCGATGTTATGTTTGATTGGCAAGGCCAAGAACTCATTGGTGAAATTAAAACAATGATGAACGAAGGATTCGAGTATAGAAAGGCATCTGGTAAGGCCAAGAATGGTCACCTAATGCAGTTACTTATCTATATGAAAATCTTAAAGAGACCAGTTGGTGTAATGATTTATGAAAATAAAAATAATCATGAACTCCTTTTGATCCCTGTAGATGTAAACGATCATTACCGTCGGTGGGTAGACCAGGCATTTGATTGGATGAGATTAGTTCGCAAGACATGGGAAGACAGAACCCTGCCAAACAAAAACTATAGATCAAACTCCAAGATATGCAAGTCATGCCCAATTAAAAAAGCATGTGAGTCTGCAGGTCCAGGCGTGTTAAAAATAGCACCCTTGGAGATTCTCGGTGAACAATTGTAAATGCTGCGACAATCAGTTTGAGCCCACTGTATCTTATCAGATATATTGCTCTCCACACTGTAGAGATATCGCAACAAAAGAAAAAATTGCAATAAGATATGTGCAATCAAAAAGGCAAAAAAGAAAGGGAAAAACAAGACTTTGCAAGTCATGTTTAACTCCACTTTCTATATACAATGATGACTTAGTTTGTTCATCTTGCAGTATAAATCCTGATGCAGTTATCAAAGCAATTAAACAGATAAAAGGAAAAACAAATGGTAAAAAATAAGTGGGGGCTAGAGGTTAAGCCACATACAATTTGCGCTATTGATGCCAGTACTAACAGCATGGCATTTTCTTTGTTTAATGGTGAAGATCTTGGTGTTGTTGGTAAAATTAATTTTGAAGGAAACAATACCTATGAAAAAGTTATGGATGCAGGTAAAAAAATAAAAGCATTCTTTGATTACTATGGTGGGTTTGAAGCAATTATTATTGAGCATACAGTGTTTATGAATAGTCCAAAAACGGCTGCCGACCTTGCTTTAGTTCAAGGAGCAATTCTTGGCGCAGCAGGGCAATCTGGAACTAAAGTAATCGGAACGGTTTCACCAATCACTTGGCAAAACTATATAGGTAATAAAAAAATATCAAAAGATGAGCAGGTTGTTATAAGGTATCAACACCCAGCAAAATCTATTTCTTGGTATAAGGCTTACGAAAGAAATCTACGTAAAGAAAGAACAATAAAATTTATTAATACAATCTATGATAGAACTATTACTGATAACGATGTTGCAGATGCTTGTGGCATTGGTCATTGGGCTGTAAAAAACTGGGGGAAAGCAATTGGAGTTGACAAATAATATTATGGCTGCTAAACTATATACAAGTGAAACTTTTATGCGTAAGCGTTACCTTATGGATAAAAAGACGCCAGAGGAAATTGCAAAGGAGTGTGGGTGTTCATTGGAAACTATCTATGTATACCTTGCTAAATTTGGATTAAGGAAATCAAGACGATGAGTAAAGTTGAAAAAGCATTTATAGCACTTGCTATAGCAGGTACTGTTGGTTTTGCTTTTGCGTTTGCTGCGCTAAAAGGAATTCCAGAAGTATTTGATTGGGATCTAGAAGAGGAGATAGATGATGAGTTCTGAGACACAGTTCACCATTGGTCAAGTTTGTGATGAGATTAAGGACATGCTTATTACAAAAAATAAATCCTACGGAGACTCAGCACTAAACCCAGTTCGTATTTTTTCTATTTCTGATAACATTGAACAGTTACATGTTCGAATTGATGACAAACTGTCTAGAATTACTAGAGGTGGATCATTCATTGGTGACAATGATATTGACGATTTGATTGGCTATCTTATACTATTAAAAATAGCAAGGGAGTTAAAACATGTCAACTGAAGAAGATCTAGTTAAGCACCTTGATCAAGTAAATCAAGTTGTAGAAGAATACCTAAAAGGCAATGACCCAACTGTAATATCAAAACAACTTGCAATACCAAGACAAAGAGTTGTGACATTAATTAACGAATGGAAAGTCATGGCATCTGCTAATGATGCTATTCGTGCCCGTGCTAAAGAGGCACTTGCTGCTGCAGACACACATTACAGTAAGTTGGTTTCTCGTACATACGAAGTTATTGATGAAGCATCCATGACTAATAACCTTAGCGCAAAGACTGCTGCAATTAAACTTGTAATGGATATTGAGTCTAAGCGTATTGATATGCTACAAAAGGCTGGTCTTCTTGAGAACAAAGAACTTGCAGAAGAAATGATGGAGATTGAGCGACGCCAAGAGGTTCTTGTTTTAATATTAAAAGATATTGCATCTGAGTATCCACAGGTTCGTGATGAGATAATGCGTAGACTTTCTTCGTTTGCAAAAGACAACGAGGTGATTACGGTTGTCCACGACATTCAATGATTTTCTTGAAGTGCTTAAAGATAACCATTTTCAAGAGACACCTGTAAATGCAAGAACATTTGTTGAGGGCGAAAAATACTTAGGTCAGCCTCCACTTTCTGATATTCAGTACGATATTGTAGAAGCAATGAGTCAGATATATCGCAAAGAAGATCTCATTGATATAATGGGAGAAGAAGAAGGCATAAGATACTTTGATAAATATACTAAGAATGAGATTATTCTGCAACTTGGCAAGGGATCTGGTAAAGACTTTGTATCTACAGTATCGTGTGCATATATTGTATATAAACTATTATGTTTAAAAGACCCAGCAAAGTATTTTGGTAAGCCGTCAGGAGATGCCATTGACTTAATCAATGTGGCTATTAACGCACAGCAGGCTAAGAATGTTTTCTTTAAAGGTTTTAAATCAAAGATTGAAAAATCCCCATGGTTTGCTGGAAAGTATTATGCAAAAGCAGACTCAGTTGAGTTTGATAAGTCTATAACTGTTTACTCTGGACACTCAGAAAGAGAATCCCATGAGGGGTTAAACCTTCTTCTTGCAGTTCTTGATGAGATCTCTGGATTTGCATCTGAAGTTGGAACAGGTAACGAACAAGGAAAAACTGCTGAGAATATCTACAAGGCTTTCCGTGGATCAGTAGACTCTCGTTTCCCAGACCTTGGCAAAGTTGTTTTGCTTTCATTCCCAAGATACCCAGGAGACTATATCTCAGAGAAATACGACGCAGTTGTTGCTGAGAAAGAAGTAATTGAAAGAACACACGAGTTTATTATTAATCCACTGCTACCTGATACAGACCCAAACAATAAGTTTGAAATTTCCTGGGATGAAGACCACATCATCTCATACAAATACCCAGGAGTCTTTGCACTAAAAAGACCTACATGGGAAGTAAACCCAACAAGACAGATTGATGATTTTAAGATTGCTTTTATGACTGACCTTGGAGATGCAATGATGCGCTTTACATGCGTACCAACTTTTGCTTCTGATGCATTCTTTAAGCAGCACGAAAAGGTTAGATCTTGTATGACACTTAGAAACCCTGTAGATAACTTTAGAAGGTTTGATGAAGCATTTAAACCAGATCCAACTAAGAAATATTATGTACACGCTGACCTTGCCCAGAAGCACGATAAGTGTGCTGTTGCTATTGCACATGTAGAAAAATGGGTAAACATACAAGTCATTAATAACTATGAACAAGTAGCACCAATTGTAGTAGTAGATGCAGTAGCATGGTGGGAACCAAAGATTGAAGGCCCAGTTAATCTTTCAGAAGTTAAACAATGGATTCAGAACCTTAGAAGAATAGGGTTTGATATTGGAATGGTTTCCTTTGACCGTTGGCAATCATTTGATATTCAAAATGAACTAAAGCAAGTAGGAATGAATACTGATACTGTTTCTGTTGCTAAAAAACATTATGAAGATATGGCTATGCTTGTATACGAGGAAAGACTTGCTATGCCTGCAATTGATTTATTATTTGATGAACTAACACAATTAAAGATTATGAAAAATGACAGAGTTGACCACCCCCGCAAAAAGTCAAAGGACTTGGCTGATGCTGTGTGTGGAGCAATATTTGGGGCAATATCACATACTCCAAAAAATATAGACACTGAAGTAGAGGTTCACACCTTTAAAGACAGACCAAAGACTCCAGAAGAGCAATTTGACCTGGATAGTCGCAATGTGATACAATATAAACCTAGCCAAATAAAAGACATCGAAGATTATTTGGATGGACTAAAAACACTATAAATAGAAAAGGAATACATTAAATGAACTCATTTAAGAAAATCGCCCTAGCCATGGTTGCAGCCATGACTCTGGGCACAATCGTGGCAACGCCTGCAAACGCTGCTGTAATGACAGTCGCAGTAACTCTTGGAGCAAGTAACACAGATAAGTCATCTGCTTCAGCAATTGCTACGCCTGCTTCATTGCCAGTACCTGCAGACAACACAATTGACGTTGCTGACGCACTAAAGTTTGTCGCAACAGTTGACACAGGAACAGTAGTTTCTGTAGTAGCAACAAATGCAACAATCGTGTCTGCACTACACACAACTGCTGCACCAGTAGGAGCAACATCAGGATCTTCATCTTTGACAGTTGCAACTGGTACAGGAACAACAGCAACTTTTTATGTCTACACAAAGACAACAGCAATTGGTACAGTTGTAATCACCAACGGTGGAACAACTCTTACTTACTACGTACAGGGTACTGCTGGTTTAATTAATAACCTAACAGTTTCTGCTCCAGTATCTGGTGCTGCTGGAACAAAGCAAGATATTTTAGTTACAGCAACAGACGTATTTGGCAACAAGGTGTCTGCACCAACTACTGGTACGTCAATTACTGCAACAGTATTTGCTGCAACAGCAACACTTGCTTCAGCAACAGCAACAACTGGTATTACACTTTCAGATTTTGGAGTTGCAAAGTTTACTGCAACGCTTCCAACAACTGGTACACGAGCACTAATCATGTTTGCTCCAACAACTGCTGGCGAAGCAACAACTGCTGATGTAGTTGGTTTAACTGCTCGCACACTAGCACCTTTTGCAGAAATTACAGTTCGTGATCTAGTATCAGAACTTGCTGCCGAAAAGTCTGCTAAGGATGCTGCACTTGCTGCTAAGGCAATTTCAGATGCTGCAGTCGTAAAGGCTGCTTCAGATGCTGTTGCTGCTAAGGCTGCTTCAGATGCTGCTCTTGCAGCAGAGAAGGCTGCTTCTGTAAAGGCACTTGCTGATGCAAAGGCTGTTTCAGATAAGGCTGCACTTGATGCAAAGACTGCTTCAGATGCAGTTGTTCTTGCTAAGGATGCAACAATTGCTAAGTTAACAGCAGATAATGCTGCTGCACTTAAGGCAATTAAGACTGCTTTCAATGCACTTGCAAAGAAGTGGAATGCAAAGAATCCAAAGGCAAAGGTTACTTACATTAAGTAATTAGTCCAACAATTGGGGGGATTGGCTTAACGCTAGTCCCCCTTTTTGTGGAATAAAATAATATAAAAATTGTATATGATATAATTATAATATGGCAATAAAATATTTTGTGTATAAAGTTATATTTAAAATAAAAAATATTTTTAAGAAAAATAAAAATAAGAATAGGTTCATATACTAATGAACCCTCTATTGGCAATGATTGATGGTTATGAAACCGATGAAGACTATTCAATGGCTAGTAAAAGATATAGAAATCTACTTTTAAAAAATACTCTTACAAGATATATAAATATAAACACAACGAGATTTGGACAAAACAGGATAGACAATATCTTGGTAGATCCAAAAACAGAATATTCTATAAATAATTTTGGATATAGAGATGTTGACTGGATTGAAAAAGCAGAAATACTTGCAGTTGGTTGTTCAAATACCTGGGGCTATGGAGTTCCTGTAGATGGAAGATGGACAAATATTTTAGGTGAAAGAATTAATAAAGAAATTCGAAACCTATCATTTCCTGGAGGGTCCATAAATGACTTAGTGGCTAAATCATTTGAATATTTTAAAATATTTGGTAACCCAGAAATTATGTTATGTTTGTTTCCAGATCCTTTTAGATTACGTCTACCAATTAAAAAAAATATAACTAAAGAGTTTAGACTTAATAAAGAAGATAGTAAGAATAATCTATCTATCCCTGATTTAACTTTTGGAGATATACAACTTGATGTTCATCCAGAACCAATTTCACAAAGAAATAAATATATTAAAAGACCTTATACTTATAGAGAGATATTGCCATTAGAGGTTCCGCTATTTTTTTCTATGCAAGCAATACACTTATTAGAGCAATACTGCAGATCAAACAATATAAAACTTATCTGGTCATCTTGGCATGTTGATACAGTAAATGCTTTAACTAATGATAAAGAAAATATATTTAGTGATGTTGTTTTTAATAAAGATTTAGTTATTGGTCATTATTTAAATAATATAAATGAATTAGAAAATAAAGAATTTGATGAAGACTGTCATAAAGAATATGAAAATTATTTTAAACACTGTTTTCATATTGGTGGTGATGTTGAAGATGGACTTGACCAGGCACACCCAGGAGTTCATAAACATATTCATATTGCAGAAGGATTTTATCAGGAAATGAATAAATGATAATTTTAGGAATTAACGAAACTTCCCACGACGCATCTGTATCTTTAATTAAAGATGGAGAAATACTTTTTGCGGGACATGCAGAAAGATATAGTAAACAAAAGAATGATTGGTATAACAACAAAGATATTATCTTAGATGCATTAAACTATGGAACACCAGACTACATTGCTTACTATGAGAAGCCTTGGCTTAAAAGATCTAGAATAATGTTAAAGGGTGGCGCAGCAGACTGGAAGCCAAACATTCCTTTAGATGTTCCAGTACACTACTTTAAGCATCACTACTCTCATGCAGCAGCAGGATACTACACAAGCGCATTTAACGATGCTGTAATTGTTGTATTAGATGCAATAGGAGAATATAACACTTCAACTATTTGGGTTGGTGAGGGCGACAAGATTAAACTTAAGTATAAGCAAAACTATCCAGTTAGTTTTGGACTATTTTATTCTGCTTTTACACAACTTATTGGACTTATGCCAAACCAAGAAGAATACATTATGATGGGAATGGCTGCCTATGGTGACTGGAAGCGTTACTACAAAGAGGTTGATGAATATTTTCCTTCATACGATAAACAAAAATATAATTTTCATAAAGGAATTAATGACTGGGGAATGATAATTACAGAGCAAGATAGGTTTGATATTGCTGCAGCAGTACAAGTAGTGTATGAGCAAAGATTAAATCAGTTTATGCGTATGGCAAAGTCCCTTACTGGTAAAAAGAACTTAGTATTTATGGGTGGTTGTGCCCTTAACTCTTCAGCAAATACATTGCTATGGAATATTTTTGATATGATTTGGATCATGCCTAACCCAGGAGATGCTGGTAGTTCTTTAGGTGCAGCAGCAGCCTTGTACGGAAAGCACCTTGACTGGAAGACTCCGTATCTTGGCTATGATCTTGGAGGAGAGTATCCTGTTCAGCAAATTGTGGACGGTATATTAAAAGATGGAATCGTAGCAGTAGCAACAGGCAGAGCAGAATACGGTCCAAGAGCATTGGGCAATCGAAGCATTCTTGCTGACCCAAGAGATCCAAATATAAAAGATAAAGTTAATTTAATTAAACAAAGAGAGTTGTTTAGACCATTTGCTCCAGTAGTTATGGAAGAGTGTGCGTCTAAGTGGTTTGATATGGATTTTGCAAGCCCTTATATGCAATATACAGTTAAGTGTCTTCAGCCAGATAAAATACCATCTGTAGTTCATGCTGATGGAACCTCAAGAGTTCAAACTGTAAATAAAGATCAACATCGTGGGTTATGGAGAGTTCTTAATAAGTTTTATATTGAAACTGGTGTTCCAATACTATTAAATACAAGCCTTAATATTAAAGGACAGCCACTACTAAATGATGAAAATGATATAGAAAAATGGCAAAAAACTTATAACAATTTAGTGATAAGATAGTTTGATGATTAATAAAAAATCAAACTTAAAAACAATTCCAGATATTTTTGTAAATAGGTCTTTAGAAGAAATGAGTCAGCATGCTATGCCTAAAACAGAAGCAGACTCTGTTTTTATTGAATATAAACTAAACTCTCAAGGATATAGGTGCAATGAGTTTAGCAATCAAGAAATTTTAACTTTGGGATGTTCTCAAACAGAGGGACATGGAATGCCTATAGAACTTACATGGCCTTATCTAATATCACAAAAAATGAATAAGGATTATATTAATTTAGCAAAAGGAGGAGAAGGAATACAAGCACAAATAGTTAAAGCATTTCAGTTTTTTAAAGAATTTTATCATCCAAAATATATATTTGCAGTATTTCCAATAACAAGGCTGGAAGTTCCTTTGATAAACCTTAGAGTAAAAAATGAAGGTAATCATGAACGTGTAAAGTCTAGAGAAAATATAGGCAAAGCCATGCTATCTAACAAATTACTTGAAAAATTTTCTAAAGAACCACATATAGTAGAAAATATTTTGCCAGAAGAATTTGCAATTTTTTATAATATGTTATTTTTAAAAATGTTTATTCAGTATTGCAAATCAAATAATATAATATTATTGTGGACCTACTTGAACGATTCGTCTTTAGAGCAATACTCATTTAAAGATTTTACAGATACATATTTTGAGACTAGTTCGCCAGAAAATAATTGTCACTTAGAGTTTTCAGATAATAAATTTTTTGAGTACGCAGCAGACTATGAGTATTGGCATCCTGGTCATTGGGCATTTCACCAACAAATGCATATGGCAAATTCAATATATAGTACACTTTTTAAACAAACAGAATGATATAAGTGACTGGGAAAGACCTATAACTTTAAAATGCAGTAATAAAATGGTATAATAACCCTAACAGACATTGTCTGTCCTAGGGGGGAAGGTAATCAAAAAACTAATACGAATAGCAGCAGCCACATTATTAGCATTTGGCTGGCTTCTTATTTCCCCAGAAGGTGCCCACTCTGATGATCCCCTCACAGTAGCAGCCCAAGAAATACAAGACCTTAACGATAGCATTGACGACCTTGGCTACAAGGATGAGTTCATATTTTTAATTGAAGAGGCAGAAGATAAGTATGCCCTTGCAGTATCTGCAAAAGAAACCCAGACCCAAACCTCTACCACATATGATGCATCTCTTGTCTTAAAAGCCACGGCGGGAGAAGAAAAAGCATCAGCCCAAACAGCCGTAGACGAACAAACAGTAGTAGTGGCAACTGCATTAGAAGATAAGAATGATGCACAAGATGCTCTTGATATAGCCAATATAAACCTTTCAACCCAGTCTGGCTCAATGACTGATATCACAACAGAAGATTTTAATAATAATAGTATAAATAATGGTAGACAAAATTGGCCAGCAGGTGCTCTTAGTATATTTATAGTTGGATCAATAGACTCAAATGGAAACTCTGTTGGCACTGAGGTTGCAATAACTTCAACAAATAATGGTGGATATTTTTATGGAAGCGACCAGGTTCCAAGTAATGATTATACAAACCCACCAGCGTTGCATCTTCAAGCCCCAAGTCAAACACTTGCTTTTCGTGTTGCCAATTGGAGTGAGGGAGCAGTTACTCAGGTTAAATTTTCCGTTTATGCAAAAAATGGAGATGCCACTGCTATGGTCAGGCATACAGATGGAACAACATATAATTTTACAATTCAAAACAATGTTAATTCAGATTATCCAGGATTTGTCCATCAAGAGGTTTTAGATGCGCTTCCTGGTAAACAAATTCATGAGATATATTTTTGGGCAGACAACAATGACTGGTACATTATTGATAATGTAATTATAAAAACTATTATAGGAAGTGTTCCAAGCCAAGAATCAAGTGCGGCGGTTGCCTCAGCACAGGCTGTATATAATGATAAATTAAATATTTACAACCAAGCAGTTTCAACATTAAATGCTTACAATCAAACCTTAACTAATAAAACAACTGAGGCTGAGAATGCAAGTTTAAATGTTGTAACGGCATTACAAAATAAAAATAATGCTATTAGTGCATACGATCAAGCAATTAATAATGTTAATAGTGCAATTGATGATGCATGGCGTTGCTATGACGAGCAACTACAAAGAGAAATTCAATCTGCTATTGCCCAAGCAGCAGCCAACGCTGCAGCAAATCAACCCACCCCAGAGCCAAGTCCTGAACCAACTGCTGAAGAGCCACCTACTCCTGAGCCAAGTCCAGAACCTACTACTGAGGAACCATCAACTCCAGAACCAAGTCCTGAGCCTACGGCAGAAGAGCCTCCTACGCCAGAGCCTTCTCCAGAGCCTACAGTGGACCCTACAGAGGAGCCTACACCTGAGCCTACCCCAGAGGAACCACCAACACCTGAGCCTTCTCCAGAACCAACTACAGAAACAACTGAAGAGCCTGCTCCAGAACCTTCACCAGAACCTGGCCCAGAGCCAAAGCCAGAAGAGAACCCTTGGACTGAACCAGATGTAGTAATTGAAGATGAGGTATTAGCAGCCCTTGTTCCTGAAAAAGGAACTGGAACAGAAGAAGATCTATCTAATGTTATTGCTAACCTTACAAGCAGTGATAATAAGTTAGTTACTCTTTCCCCTGAACAAGTAACAGCAGTTAGCCAAACACTTAGAGCATTGACTCAAGAAGCAAAGGCTGAGGTTGCACAAGACCTTGGTATTAAGCCTTCAGAAGTTGCACAGATTGCACAGCAGATGAAATCTAACCCAGCACTTGCAGAAGCATTTGTTGAGTTTTCAGATAGAGAAGCAGAGGCGGGAGAAACCCCAATGCCATTTACATTAGCGGATGCAGTAACAGAAGTACAAACAGAAGCATTCTTAGCAGACCCACTTGCAGCAGTATTTGAAGTGGATGTTACAGAATTATTATCTAATTTCTCTGAGTTAGGTATGGATATGACAGACGATCAGAGAGAAAAAGCGCAAGAAGTAATTGTCCCAGTGATCATCGTATCACAAATTGCAGGGGCAATGATAAGGAGGAACAAATGAAAATAATCAATAAGGCCACAAACCTGGTAGGCAAAATGCTAAAGGGATTAACTAAATGGTTTAAAGACGCAGGTATGGAATTAATTGCACAAGCATTCACCCTCCTGGGCTTCTTTATCGCATGGCTAACTTTGACGGGATCAGCAAGAGACATTGTTGGTATTGCTGTAATGGCAACAACAGTTATCTGGTTAATCACAATCCCGCTAAGGAAGGAGAAATAAAATGGCAACTAAAAAAATAGTAGAACCCCCAAAGCAGGAGCACCCACAGAAAGCAATAACAAATATTCTAATGAGAATTCTTGCGGTATTTGCAGCATCAGGACTATCAGTCTTGGGAGCGGGAGCCGTAGTAGGAATTGACACAGTTCAGGCAGTTATGCTTGCAGGACTCTTAGGAGTAGCAACAGTTATTGAAAGACTGGCAAGGGCTTTTTTGGACGATGGAAGGCTATCATTAGCAGAAATAAATGATGCCTTTAAGTCTGTAGACAAAAAGGCTAATTAGTCATTATTGACGGTAGTTGACAGCCCTCTCTGGGCAATGGTATACTTGAGTATCACCTATCTGGAGAGGGCTTTTGCCATGACTTGTATTGCTGTTGTTCGCCATGAAGATAAAATTTATATGGCAGGAGATCGTGGAGCATCAGATGATGGTACCATTCTAGCACTTGAAGCACCAAAGGTTTGGAAGATAGGCCCATACCTAATTGGATATGCTGGAGCAATGGACGGAGAAAGAATCCGCTATAACTTTAAACCAACTGCTCCTAACATTAAAGACACAGATAGATTTATGCAAACAAAGTTTGTTAAAGAACTAAAAGAATTTTATAATGAGTTTTGGGTAGACACATCTAAAGATGGAGACCTTGGTTTAATCATTTCAGTTCGTGGTCAAATCTATGAGCACAGTTCCGCTGACATGTCTTTATCTAAGTACACACTGCCATACCTTGCTATGGGTTCAGGAGCAGAGTATGCTTACGGGGTTTTATATGCAACAGATAAACAAAAAAATGCAAGAAATAGAGTGATTCAAGCAGTAAATGCTGCTATTAAATTTAACCCATCATGTATGGGTCCAGTTGACATTGTCAGTATTTAGAGATATACTTTATATATGAGCGAAGAATTTGAAGAGATTCTAAAGGGTATTCAAGAAAATGAGTTAGATTATGATGAGTTTGAAATCTGGCTAAACAATGGAATTGAACGGGGATGGATAACAGAACCTTTCTGTAATACTCATGATGGCGATCCATATATGAGTGAAGAAGAGCAACAAGAGTGGGAAGATGGCGGAGATCCTTGCCAGGTAGTATTTAAAATAAAGGAGCAGTAATTTAAATGTGTATAGTTTGTGTATCTGCAGTAACAGTTGCGTCTTTGCTTGCACCAACCCAAGTACCAGTTGAAGTAAAGCCTATTCAAAAAAATATTCAAGAGTATGAGTTTACTAATAAGTCATGCTCTAAGTCTAACTTAAATAAAGTTAAAAACAATACAATATGTTTAAAAAATGGAAAAGTTTATAGATGGGCTGTAAAAAAATCACCTGTTGTTAAGCCAACACCAACACCAACACCCACGCCAACACCTACTCCAACACCTACTCCAACTCCGACTCCCACGCCAACACCTACTCCAACACCTACATTCAAACCATTATCACAAATTGAAAAACTTCAAATTAAAATAGTAGATTCTTTTAAAATTAAAAAAGATATTAATGAAATAAATTTTACAATTATACAAAGTCCATCAGTTGATAAAAATAGAGTAGAAAAAATTGTAAATTCATACAAGACAGCACTGGCAACATTTAATAGTCCAACAAATAAAAAAATAAACTTAGTGTTTATGAGTGAAACTGATAAAGATTGGTGGCTTCAAACTTCTAGAAAATTAGATGGTTCAGCACACAATGATAATTGGTGGAACAATTCATCTTGCAGAATAAGTGTTACAGCACTTTGTGCTTACAGTCCTGGAGGGATGCCTCACATAAGTCTTTATACAATGATAGGTTCTTCTACTTCCCCAAATGGATTAGAAGAGATGGTTTGGTATCATGAAGCAACTCACTTGTATCAGTTCCAATTACAGATTGATCAAAAAGGTTATCCAAATTGCTGGATTATTGAAGGACAGGCCCATGCTTTAGGGTTTGCTTTTGCTTCCAAATCATTTGATAACTCAAAAGAAAGAAGTATGATGTTGCCTCACGATATTGCAAGAATATTTCCTAACTATAAGCAGTATTCAAAAGAGGATTGGATCAATAATTTTATTAAATTAACAAGTGATTTTTCATACTGTACAGGTCTTTCGGCTGGGTACAGTGTAGGAATGCTTGCGGTTGAATCTTTATATTATTACAACGATGCTGAGAAAGTAAATAGTTTTATAGCGCACTATTACTCTACCCCAGACACATTTGAAATTTCTTTAAAATCTATTCTTGGAATAGACCTAAATCGTTTTTATAGCAATTTTGCAGAATACTCAATGATTACACTCAATAGTTAAGGCTTAGAGTGTCAGATATCCTATAACCCTATTATGGTATAATTAAATATAAACTTAGGAGGTTTATTATGACAAATACAATAGATCCATCAGATGATAGACAAGAGGCAGTCTTAAGAGCCAAGGCTTGGAAAGATGCTGCAGCAAAAGAAGTTAAAGCAGAGCCAGTTGTTGTTAATGCTCCAGATGATAGACAAGAGGCAATTTTAGAAGCAAAAAAATGGAATAAGCCAATTGCAAAAATTATTAAAAAAATTACTACAAAAAAGAAAAAGTAGAAAGGGTTAAGTCATGGCAGCAAAAGGATCAGTAGAAGCAATCATTGAGGTTGCAAAGAAAGAAGTGGGTACAATTGAAGGCCCAAAAGACAACGAAACAAAGTACGGTGCATGGATTAAGGTTAACTTCCAGCCATGGTGCCAATCATTTGTTTCTTGGTCAGCATTTACAGCGGGAGTTAAATCATTCCCCAAGTCTGCATCAACAGTAGCAGCATCAGATTGGTTTAAGAAGGCTGAGCGTTGGTCAGATGCTCGTAATGATGATCCACAAGCAGGAGATTGGATCTATTTTGATTTCCCAGAAGATGGTGTAAATCGTATTTCACATGTTGGCATTTGTATCAAAAACAATGGAGATGGAACAATTCAAGTTATTGAAGGAAATACATCAGGAACTGCAAAGGGAGACCAACGCAACGGAGGAATGTGTGTTGAGAAGACTCGTGGTTATGTAAAAAATAACAAGAAAAAGTTAGTTAATGCTGTTGTTGGTTGGGGTCGTCCAGTTTATACTGGTGAAGAAAATGCTCAACTACTAAATAAAATTGCAGAATCTACGTCAACAATTGCAACAAATAAGGCTGCAAAGCCTGCTGCAAAGAAATCTTCTGGCGGATCAAAGTCAAAGGTATCATCATGATTGAGTCAAACAAGAGAAGCCTGTATAAAACTTTTACTTGGCCAGCGGTTCATATTGGATTTGTTGGCACTTTAGTCTATTTCTTTGAAAAGGTTATTACTGGCGAAGCCCACTGGGAATACGCTGGTGCCTTTGCAATAGTTTATACTCTATGCGAGATGATTGGCTATTTCTTGCATGAAAGAGCCTGGGCTAAATTTGGTAAAAAGGTTTAAATAAGTGAACATTGACATGTGGGCAAAGGATCCAAATGAATCGGACTCTGAAATATACAAACTTGTTAAAGATATAGATGGCAAACTTTTTATAGTAGAGAATTTTATATTTCCAGAAACTTGTGAATTTATTATTAAAGAGTTTTCAAAAAATTTAGAAAATTTAGAAAATATTGGAAAACCTGGAATTCTTGGTGGTCCTGGAGGGTCTGCAAACAGTAAAGCACACCTAACATCATCTTTAAATAAAATAAAAGATAGGACAGACGATCTAGATTACAATGTTGGAATTGATTTCTTTACATCCATATGTACGAATATTGAAAAAACTGCTTCATTAATTTTTAAAAAAAATCTTGTCTTAAAGTCTTATTTTTATAGTCATATGCAAGAGGGCGGTTCAAATTCTTTGCATCTGGACAACTACTCTGAAGAATATGCAAATGACTATTCAGCACTATTGTATCTATCTGATTCTTACGAGGGTGGATTAATAAGTTTTCCTCAACTAGAAATAAAATTAAAACCAGCGCCAGGAACATTTTTAACATTTTCTGGAACACAAGAACTAGAACATGAAGTAGAGGTAGTGTCTGGTGGAAACAGAGTTAATATTATATTATTTTTAACTGAAAGGATAAATAATGAGAATCAAAATAATTAGGTTTGTTGTAAAAGCGCTTGGTTATGAGTGGGGCGGAGATTTACTTAATGCACCAATCTGGACAGTAAAAGCAAAAAAGAAAAAGTAGTATATGGCACTGTACGAATATGACTGCATGCCATGTGCAAAACGATACATCAAAGATCGTTCTATTAAAGAAGACGACCCTGGATATAAATGTGATACTTGCAATTTTTCTTTAGTTCGTGTATACTCTAATGTAGGAGCAGTTTTCAACGGTAGTGGATTTTATTCCACCGATAACAGAAAGAAATAGGCAGTATACTATGAATACAATGATTGATGAAGAAGTAGAATCAAGGAAATGGACACTATCTCCACTAGATAGGTGTGATGTTTGCTCTGCTGAGGCTTTAGTTCAGGTAAATGGTATTTCTGGTAACTTGATATTTTGTGGTCACCATTATAATAAGATAATGGATAATGCAGAAGGTTATAAGAAAATGATGTCTTTTGCATTAACTATTGTTGATGAGCGAGAAAAACTAGTTAAGGAATAAAAATGATTATTCAGATTATAGGTCTTCCAGGTTCAGGAAAGACAGAGTTAGCCAAAGAACTCAAAGAAAGAATTAACGCTATTCATCTTAATGCAGATGAGGTTCGTGCAACTGTAAATTCAGATTTAGGATTTGCACCAGAAGATAGACTTGAGCAGGCTCGTCGCATGGGTGAAATGGCAAGACTTATTGCCAAGCAGGGTGTTGCTCCAGTCATTGTTGATTTTGTGTGCCCCACTGAATTAACTCGTGCAGCATTTGGCAAACCAGACATATTAATATTTATGGATACTATTTCTGAGGGTAGATTTGAAGACACCAATAAAATGTTTGAGCGACCAACCCAGTATGCCATAACATTCATTAGTCACACATTAGATGCAGAAGCAAAGGCATCTTACATTATTAATAAGTTTGGCCTACATGATTGGTCTGCACCTACAACTCTTATGCTGGGTAGGTACCAGCCATGGCACGAAGGCCACCACGCACTCTACAAGGAGGCTGGCAAGAGAACTGACCAAGTACTTCTTGGAGTCCGTAATACCTACAACACAAGCGAAAAAGACCCTCTTAAGTTTGATCAAGTAAAAGAGTATATTGCTAAAGATGAATTTATGGACGGGGCATTAGTATTAAGATTACCTAACATTACCAACATTGTCTATGGTCGTGATGTAGGGTATAAGATTGAGCAAGTAGATTTGGGGGCAGACATTCATGCTATTTCGGCTACTGAAAAACGCAAGCAGTTGGGTCTTTAAAAAATTAGAACAGTCAGGACAAGCAATGAATGATGCCGAAGACAGAATGGTAGCAGCAATGTTTAAAAAGAAAGATAAAGATGACAGTAACTAAGGCCAGGTCTTTTGCAAAGGCATTAAGTTATCGCATATGGGGAACTCTTTCCTCTGTTGCTGTTGCCTATGTTATTACAAAAAACGCTTCTCTCTCTGTGACAATTGCATTTTGGGAAACGGTAGTTAAAGTATTTATCTACTACGCACATGAGCGTGGATGGAACTATATACAATGGGGGAGAAAATAATGTATGAATACTATGTAAGAAAAGTAGAGAATGTCGTAGATGGAGATACCATAGACGTTCTTATTGATTTAGGGTTTGATATCCTGTTTGCATCTCGTGTTAGACTGGCTGGTATTGATACCCCAGAGTCTCGCACAAAGGATCTTGCAGAAAAGGCTCTTGGTCTTGAAGCCAAAGAGTACCTAAAGAAGTCTCTAAAGGACGCTAAGTCTGTTGTAATTAAGACTGAAAAGATGGACTCATCTGAAAAGTATGGTCGCATTTTAGGCTGGGTATATATTAATGGAGACACAGTATCTCTTAATGACATGATGATCAATGATGGTTATGCATGGGGATATCTTGGAGATACTAAGGTTAAAGATTTTGTAGCACTGGCTAAGGCAAGAAAGAAGTCTGGAAAATGAAAAGAAATATTTTAGAAAAGCATGTTTATTATTATGAAAATGTTATTGAAAACCCTAAAGAACTTCTTGAAAAAATAGAAGCCACTGATCATCTACTGGGAGAAGATACTGGAGTAAGCAAGTGGGCTGATTGGACAGCCTATCAGTCAGATTATGCATTTGGAAAACAAAAAATGATTCGTGAGCATTTATTTAATAAAGCCCATCCAGCATACAGTGAGTGTCGAGAAATTGAAAAAGAAATTACAGATTCAATTATTGCTGTATCAAAAGACTATGAGTCTATGCATCCAGGGCTAGATATTGGAATGCTCTGCCCACTATCTATTAGTAAGTATTTTGTTGGTAGCATGATGGGCAAACATACGGATACCCATGACGATGATGAAGGCAAAACTGTGTCTGTGGTCTTATATTTAAATGACGATTATACAGGCGGAGAGATAGAATTACCAGATCATGACATTGTTGTAAAACCAACTCCAGGAAGCATTGTTGTTTTCCCATCAAGAAAACCATATTTCCATCAATCAAACACCATACTATCTGGAGAAAAATATATTGTTCCTGGGTTTTGGGAGAATAGAGTTAAATTTCAAACTGGGTGGACTAATGGATGAATTTGACATTGTCGATAATCTAATTTTAAATGGAGGCCTAGAGTTTGCAGGAAAAGATTCTGAAACTGGTGAGTCACTATACAAGCCTACAGAAAGGCTTAAGGAAATAGATGCTCAACTTAGCGATGAACTATCAATATACTTTTCAGATATAACTTTAAAACTTTGGGAAAAGGGTTTTCTTAACATGGACGTAACAAATAAAGATCCTTTAGTAAAATTAGGACCAAAGTCTTTTGATGCCATGGCTATAAAATCTTTACCAAGTGATGAAAGAGTAATCATAGAAGAAATAATCAAGGTTCTTTTTAATAAAAACTGATATACTTGATATCTGGGAGTATTAATGAATAACTTATATGGTGCTATCGGGACAGTAGTGACTCTTGTGCTGCTTTTTTATGTATATGTACTAAGGAATAGAGAAAGAAATAATAAGCCTATTATTGTTAGCCAATCAATGCTTCAATATCGGTATAGCAATCGCAAAAAAAATTCAAGAAAATTAAATGTTAGATCTCAGTCAAAAGTTCATCATGATAAAACCAACATAAGGGTTATTATTGTTGAAAATAATGCCTATTGGATTAAAGATAATATATTTTATAAAGCCCCACTTGTTAATGAACTTATTGATAAAGAGTCTGCAGAGCAAGTTGACACAATCAGTATGGATAAGGTACAATTAGATAAGATGTTGTTCATAATGGACAAATTACGAGAAGGGATTAACGATGATAGTAGGGGTTCAGGGAACAAGTAGTTTTGATAACTACAATGTCTTCCTTAGATCAATGGCCGTTGCCCTTTCTGAGTTAAAAGAAGAGGATAAGGTTTTTCATGTATACTCTGCAGGACCAAACAATATTAGCATGATGGCAATGGAGTTTTCAAACTTATCAGAAAAAGGAATGAAGTCAAGAGGAAAGTCTATTAAGTTTATTAAGGTTACTCCTGAATGGATGCAAGAAAATATATTACAAGTTGATCATTTTGCTTTTTTGTCTAATCCAAAAGAGCCAGTATCAAAGATTGTTCATGTATCAAAATTAAATAATATAAATACAAACGTATATAATTTCTAATCAGCCTTGACATAAGTTGTTATAACTGATAGACTTTATTATGTGACACTCGTGCTCTAGCACATCAACAGAATGGAAAGATAATGAAAATAGTTAACTCTTTATCCACTATGGAATCAATAGTGAATAAGCACAGACAACTATCCTGGAACGGATGGACAGTAGTTGAGACATTTCCTTCAGAGAAAGCCTACTACTCAAAATTTGGAGTATACAAAAATAATAAATGGCAAATGAAAAAAGAATTTATTCCTTCTAATCAAGGATGGGAAATCCCTGACAAGTATGTGATCTAAATGAATAAATTTAAATGGAAAGATAATGCTTCTTGCTTAGACTATGATACAAATTTATTCTTTGAAAAGTATGAAGAAAGTGAGTCGTTAAGGCCAGCAATAGATGCACTTTGTTCTTCGTGTCCAGTAAGAAAAGATTGTTTTTCTGTTGGGATTTCAGGCAAAGAGTGGGGTGTTTGGGGTGGAGTATTTTTAGAGAATGGTGAAATATCAAAAGAGTTTGCCAGCCACAAAAACAAAGACGATTGGGGAATGACTTGGCAATCATTAACAATGGAGTAGTATGTACACAGATGCAATGAAAAGAGCCTTTAGGTCTGTTCAACTTTACTGCCCAAATAATTTTTCTTTACAGATTATAGATAATGATCATTTTATAACAGTAAAAGCAAAAGAAAAAGACTTCATGTCATTAGAAACGGTGGAATTAAAAAGACAGGCAATTGAGTATATGGTTCGTGTTAAAAAAGCATTAGAAGATAATGGTGCAATTGTTCTTCTTGTTCGAGAGGGTGGAAAGGAATTATGATTGAAACGGTAGCCTTAGTTATATTATCAGTCTTATCAACAACATTTGCTTTTCTTTTTTATATTCAAAAGAAAAAAAATATACAAATACTTGCTCAAACTCTTGAATTCTTTATGCTCCAAGAAGCACAAGAAGCACAGGCAAAAACAGATAAAGAAAAATTTAATGAGGATTTTTTAAAATTTATTTCAGATTCTCGTGACTGGGCTTATACTTATATTGAAACTACACAGGAAAAGATTAATAGTTTTATCAATGATGTTGGACCAGTGATTGATTATTTAGAAAAATATGCCTCTCCAATATTGATTGAGCAGCAAAGGCTGTCCATAATTGAAGGGTATAAAGTAATTAAAAGCATTCTACCAGAGGACTATGGTAAAATAGAAACATGATCAAATTCAAGTCATACGAAGATCTGGCATATGATGCTTTTTATTCATGCCATGTATTGGGCTGTGAACTTGAAGCAGAAAAAATATACGCTACTGAATCTAACATTATAGATGTGTGCGTAATCCACTATAAAGACTTAATTGAAAAAGGTTATCAATGAAAGATGTTTTGTTATCAACATTAACAGGTTTTGGGTGTGGCGTAGTATTTGCTGCATTCAAATTGCCAGTACCAGCACCACCAGTTTTTGCGGGAGTCGCAGGAATTATTGGATTATGGATTGGCTTTACAGTACTAACAAAAATAATATCCTAGGAGGAAAATTATGAATCAACAAATCAAAAACGCACTAGCATCATATGGAAGATCAGTTCTTGGAGCAGCAACAGCAATGTATGCTTCTGGAGTAACAGATCCACAGACACTAGCATACTCACTACTTGGAGCACTTGTTCCCGTTGTATTGAGAGCAGCCAATCCTAACGACTTGGCTTTTGGCAAGATGCCAGATGTTAAGGAAATTGAAGTAGCACTCAAGACTGCCAAGGTAGTTAAGAAGGCACCTGCAAAGAAAACAGCAGTAAAAAAGAAGTAGTATAATAAATTATTCCGTCATGATACATGCAGTTGCTTATAGCAACCCTATTGCTGAGTACGGATAAGCCCAGGATCGCTACCTGGGGGACCTGAGCAGGTCTATAAACTGCTCATTCTTTGTGTTATCTAGTCCACCAAGCAAGATTATATCTTATTTCTTTCGTTACGTCATTAACTCCATGTTCGTATTCTTTATTTCCAGGATGCATAACTAAAGACAAAGCCTTTGGTTTCATAATTATATTTTTTTTTGGATAAAAAATTTCTCCACCACTATAGTTATTGTTAATATAAACTACAAAACCGTGAGTAATAATTGGTAGAGATGCATCATATTGAGGGTGATCTTTATCAACTTCATCAGTATGAACATCCAGTCCATGACCCGTTCTTCTAAAAATTGAGGTTATTGGTAAAAAAGAAAAATCTGAAATACCATATTCTTTAGAAAATATCGGCTTTGCTCTTTCTTCAAGCATTTTAAAGAACCAATTGTAGTCACGATACCTATCTCTTAAATTGTATTCGTCAATTTGTAGCCTATTGCCATATTGCTCTGTAAGTCCAGATCCATCATTTGAGGCATCCCACAAGGAAATGTCTTTTGTTGCTAAATCAAGAATGTAGTCAGCCTCATCTTGAGTCAAAAAGTTTTCAACTACGACAATTTCATTATTAAATGGTCTCGATATATGCATATATTAATTATATCATACTAGAAACTGCTATAATATATACATGAATAATGACTTTGACCCTAACAGACTGTCAGTTTTGCCATCTAGATATTTTGGAACTTCTTCAGATTTAATATATAAGGTTGATAATGATAAAACAATATTATAATTTTACTACAGAAGAAGAAATTGTTTATGCTTTACAAATATTTAAAAAATTAGAAGGTCTTTATAGAGGTAACAATAAGGGAGATAGGTATACAACATTATTTCAGGATCAGTATGATTTAGATTTCCTTACTCTTGTTTCACTCTATACTGAAAAAATAAAAAAAATATTAGAAAAAGATATATACATTCACTCATCAGCAATTGTGAAATATAATGTAGGAGATAGTATGTGCTTGCATTCTGATATTCAAAAAGGTTGTGATGAAGATATTCTTGGTATGCTAGTTTATTTTGACGATGAATATGAAGGTGGTCAAATTGTCTTTCCAAATCAAAAAAATATTGTTAAAATAAAACCATCAAAAGGTGTTTCAATAACTTTTCCATCTCATGGAGATGAGTCTATGCACTATGTTGAAGAAGTTACAAGTGGAGTCAGGTATGCCATGACATTTTGTTTTACTACAAATAAAGTATACACAAAAGATTGTTACAGTAGCCTATACATGTAATGATGATATAATTTAATTGTCCCACATAGGACCTTAGCGATGGCATAGTTACCCATTGGATAGAGACCGTGGCGCAAGTCAGGTGAATTGCCTGTGTGGGGCCTTAATATTTTCACGGTATAATGATAGCAATGACTGAAAAAGAGTTGGAAAATTATAACAAGCAGCAGTATAAGAAGATGCTTGCTAAGATAAAAGAGGATTCTGGCTGTGTAGACTGTGGGGTTGGTAACCATATAATCTTAGACTTTGATCACATAAGAGACAAGAAATATAATGTATCGAGAATGATCCATGATGGTTTTTCATGGAGGGCTATAAAGAAAGAGATTGAAAAGTGTGAAGTGGTTTGTGCTAACTGCCACAGGATCAGGACACACAACAGGCTTAACGGTATGATATAATTATATAATGCCAAAGAAAAAAGCAGCAGCGTTTAATCCTGTTCAGATCAAAGACGGTTGGATTGTTAGATTATATAAAGATGGTCGTATTAAGTCTAAGATTGCACCATACGAAGTAAAGCATCCTAAAAAGTAAAGTACCCCTGGCAAGAATCGAACTTGCGACGCATGGCTTAGAAGTCCATCGTTCTGTCCACTGAACTACAAAGGTATTATTAAGCAGTTTTACCACCTTTTATAGTATATCATAAATTAAAAAAGGGAGGTATAATTGCTTAAGAAACACAAAAGGAGATGTATATGTCTGTATATGATGTAAAGATTAAGTCCGCAGATCAAGAAGAGGATTTTTTAAATAACTTTAAAGGGAAAGTAACTTTGATTATTAATGTTACTGGTGACTGTGGTAATGCTCCTCAATATGGAGTTATTGAAACAATATACAGAAAATACAAAGATAAAGGTTTTGAAGTAATTGCTATTCCAACCAATGATTATTGTGGCGTTGGTTTAACGTATGGAGATCATGTTTATGGAACAGACACTGCAGAATCAGCAAGAGAATTTGCAAAAACAAATTATGGAGTCACATACAAGTTTACTGAATTAATTGAATCTAACCCTTGCGAAAACCAACTTATCCCAGGATTGCCATCTAAACATGGTAAGGTTACTCCTCATGAAGTTTATAATGTTTTATGCAAAATGTCAGAGGAACTTTGGAAGAAGGATCCAACATCTGCAGATGGTGGAGGAACTTTGGGCGGTAATTTTGAAAAATATTTGGTAGGAAAAGATGGAAAATTATTAAAAAATTATGATAATGGAGCACTGCTAAATTATTCTGAGAAGGCTGGCAGAGCAGATTTAGCATACATCAGAATTTGTAATGATATAGAAAACGCATTAGCAAAATAGTTTTAAATTAAAACTTTCTATATCCTTTAAGATGCTCTTCAATCTCATCCATATATTGCATATATGTTTTGTTACATTTTTCACACTTGAGCACACTGTCTTTATCTACACTAAAAATATGCTCATAAACTTTACAGATATTTGATTCCATAAAACCATTATACTACACTTTACAGTTAATGTGTTAGTTGTTAGGCAGTTTTAGTCATACCCAGGACTTTTTTTTATGCTGAAAGTATCTTTGCTAATGCATTGATGGTTGCAGAAATTCGTCCAATATCACGTAATTGATCAACACTGTAACCTTCTTGTTTTAATGTATCATAGTGTGCTTTAACACAGAAATGACATTTTCCTATGATTGAAGACGATAAAGAGTAGGCTTCAAACTTACCCTTAGTTGTTCCACCATGAGAAGTAATAGCATTCATTCTTAGTTGGGCTGGTAAGCCTTTTAAGTTTGCATCCCCAGCCATTTCTACATATGGATACCATGTATTATTTTGTGCCATAATAGCGCCAGCAGATAGTGCAGCATTTTTTTCTACTTCATCTGTTGCATTAGATACCAAAAATGTAAGTAGTTTTGAATTACCAGTTGCAAATGCTGCTGCAATTGCAATATACAATGCATCATTAGCATCAATGGTAGATCTGTTAATTACAGCATCAAGATTAAGCCTAATATCTTTGGCATATTCGGGAAGGTTTTCGTTTAATTGTTCAACCCAAGTCATTATAAAGTGTCTCCACCTAGCGGTCTATTGCATGCACAAAGTTCTCCAGTTTGCAGGGCATCAAGAACTCGAAGTGCTTCATCTGCATTACGACCTACATCAAGGTTATTAACAGTTACATGCTGAATAGTATTGTCAGGATCAACAATAAAGGTTGCACGATAAGCAACTCCAGATGAGTGATGAACTCCAAGATCTCCAGCCAGTTGATGTGCTGTGTCTGCAAATGACCATGAGTTAGTTCTCTTAAGATCGTCATGAGCATTACGCCATGCAATCTTACAAAATTCATTATCAACTGATCCAGTCATAAGGACTGTATCACGATCATTAAAATCATTAACTAAAGCATCATATGCAACAATTTCTGTTGGGCATACAAATGTAAAGTCTTTTGGATAAAACATAATTATTTTCCATTTTCCTGGAAAAGAATCTTGTGTTATAGTTTCAAATGATGAATCATCATATGTTAATGCTCCAGGTTTAACTCCAGTTACTGCAAAGTTACCTAACTTATCTCCAACTGTTTTCATTTTTTCTCTTTCTGTTAGTAGGGTAGGTTGGATTTGCACCAACTTTCTTATCTTACCCTTATTATAATTATACTATAGCGACTTGTATCTGTCAACTAAAGCATTTGTCTTATCTATTTCTGTAATGTTTTCATATGTATTTGAAATCAATATGTCGGTTATCCCCATTGCCTCAAGTTCTTTTATTTTATTAATAATATAGTCTTCTGTACCACATATAGAGTTATTAAATTCTCTATCTGTAGTCATTTGAGACTTATCTACATCAATACCTATTGATACTCTAAGCATTATATTATTGTCTTTGTTTAGTTTGTCTAAGTCTTGAATGAGTGCTATGTTTATTGCAGAGAACTCAGAGCATAAACTGATTAACTTATCACTTGCACCACTTATCGCAATATCAGAATATAGTGTACCCTTTAAATCTTCAACAAATGATTTGATGTACCCAGATAATTCATCTTTACGTTCTTCACGTGTAGAAGTTTTATTTGTAAAAAGTTCATACTCATTATCATATGTTCCAGAAACAAAATTAATAATTAGTTTATTATTAAAGTAGTCATAAAATGTTTTTGCTATCATGGATAAATGTCTGGAAGAAATGGTGTAGGGTCTAACTGCTATCATAAACCTTTGATTTGGAAAATTGTTTGTTAAAAACATTGCTGAAACCATTGGTTCATTTTGATCTAATTGAAATGTTAAAAGTATTGACTCGTATCTATTACTGCCAAGACCTTCAACAACTGTTTTTAATATATTGCTAGTTGAGTATGACCCATTTAGCATCCAATGAAACTTCATACTCCTCCTAAATATTTTGAGCGGATGATGAGAATTGAACTTGCCCCTTTTTCTTGGAAGGCAGAAGTGCTACCAATATTCAATATTCTCATTACTTAATTGTACACCAGGTAGGACTTGAACCTACGATAGCCGAATTATGAGTTCGGTGCCTTAACCAACTTGGCTACTGGTGCATAGTTCAATTATAGCAAATAATCAAATAAATGTCAACCTTCATTAATTTATTTTATTCTTCTAGCACATTTACTGTAAACATAACTTCATTATTTTCATTTTTAATTTCTTTTATAACGTAAATTTTATCATCTAGATTTGAATAATATTGATCAACATTTCCAGAATACACATCTTCTATTGTTTTTCCTAAATATTTGTGATTTGAACAAGACAAAACAGAAATCCAATCTGTATGATTCTTGTCAGTCCTTTTATTTAGAGATATCCAGTGTTCAGGTTTTTTATTACAAAAATAACATTCAGGGGCCTTTAATCTGTTTAAAGTAACAGACCATTCACCATCTTTATCAAAGGCAATCAAATCATTGACATCATATGCCGAATCTTTATCTCTATCTTTTTGTAATGTTGTTGTATGTTCTTTAGTTTTACTTATAGAATAGGTATAATCAAAAAGCCCAAGACCGTCTTGAGGAATAGCAGGAGCAGAAAAATGATCTATGATTAGGTCAATATCAGGCAAATCATTTTCTAAAAAAAGATCAAATTGAATTTTTGCAGGGTAACAGTTTTCCCAAATTCTACAAGAATAGTATCCATTTTCTAGGATACCTTGAACAATACTTCCAGCATTATCAGAATCTATATCTGGTATTTTTGTTCCTACAGGTCCAAAAATTGGCTTTCCTAAATAGTTTTTATGTATTGGCCCGTCTGATCCTGTATCGCACTTATGTTTTATGCTATATTCTGTAAGTCCTCTAAAAATATTTATTAAATGAGGAAGATGTGTCACAGGGTTTATAGTAAAACCATTTAAAGTAAGTCTAGTTGGCATATGTTTATCCTTGTGTATTTAAAACGTCATAGTCTAAAATTAAAGATGCTCTTGGAAAATTTGCAACAGCACTATGAAAAACACCAATAGGTATATACATAACATCTCCAGGTTTCATAATGTATGAATCATAAGTCAAAGTTCTTTGTTGTTCATAAGTTAATGAATCTCTTTCTGTACTGTTTTTAATATGATAAATTCTATATTCAACTTCTCCAGCGCATGTCCAAGAAACGACAGACTGCCTATCTGAATGACCAGTTCCAACATATTCATTTCCAGCAAAATTTATTAAAGACTTTACAGTGTTTAGCATATCCTGTTTATAGAATATAGATAAAAAATTATCAAGATATGGCATGTTGTACCAACTATGTTCAAAAGAAGGTGTCTGTATGGAAAAATTTATTTGCTTTATACGTAAAACATGTAAATCTAATTTTTTTAATGAATACATGTTTGTACTTTTGTTGTTATTATTTAACAAAATCTTTGGCCCGTGATCCCCATGTTCTTCTTTTTTTGATTCATCATAGATATTTTCACTTACTTCATCAATTATTGGGTTATTATATTGATGATTTATTAAGCCAACAAAATCACCCCATTCAGGAGATTGACTCATAAAACCTTTTAAAAATAAAACTTTGCCAGTTTTATCTGATTCTTTCATTTTTGATAATATAGTTTCTCTTATGTTGTTGTCGGTTGAGGAGGGGGTGAGATCTTCAGAATTTACCTTTGTTTTGTGAGTATTGTCACAATAGGGATAGGTTTTTGACCTACCACAGGTGCATTGTCTCATATTACAATTATACCATAGGCCTAAAATCGGGAATATATTGAAGTATAGTCTAAAAATTGTGCTATAATAAAGTCATGACTATATCACATCCAAACCTTCAAAGGCTAGACGAGAAACTCTATTACATTCCTAATTTTATTAGTAAGGAAGAGGTTGATTTTGTAAATAAAGTATTAAAAGAGCGAGAAGATAAATCTACAAAACACCCATTTGGAGTGGTAAACTACGGTGTCACAGAATCTATCCCAGAAGTTTTTCCTGTTTGGGAAAAGGTTTCTGAACTACTTGCTCCACAATATGTTGTTCACCCATTGTTAAGCATGCTTCATTATAAAGAGGGCGCAGGAATGGAACCTCATTGGGATAGTCCTGGTGAAGGAAATCATGAAAACCTAACATTACCAGACATATGGTCAACATGTTGCCTATTAGAATTTGGAGTTTGTGTTTACTTTGGGGAGTTTACTGGAGGAGAAGTTTTTTATCCAAAACAAGACATAGTTGTACCCGTTCAGCCAGGGGATTTAGTTATTCATGGCGCATTAGAAGATTATGCTCATGGAGTTAAACCAGTCCTTTCTGGATCAAGATACTCATATTCAAACTTTTGTTTAGAAGCAATTAAAAATCCAGGAACTTTTAACAATTATGGTACTGAAGAATATAAACTTCAAACAGCAGACCCTTCTCGTATAGAAGAAACTTGGCTAGACCCACTAAAGAAAAATGATCAACTGGTTATATTACCAGACGAAATGGTTGAAAGAGAAAAACTTCCTTACATTTCTTAATTTTATAATTAAAATTTATTTTTATTGTAAAAATCTTTTGTTTTTATAAATCCAACAAGAACGTATCTTGTAGGTCCAGGATTTACAACTGTTACGCCATGTTTAAATTCTTCCGTTCCTGGAAAAAGCACAAGAGATCCAGCCTTTGGCTTTAAAGATATGTTTAAGTTTTCAAAGAAAAGTTGTCCACCTTCATAATTATCATTAAGGTAAAAAATCGCTGCATACTGAATTGAAGGGTCTGTATGTACATCTGTATGAGAAAATAGTTCAACACCATCATACATTCTTTGAATAGTGTGGCAACCAATCAATGCAAGAGACTGGTCTGTTTTTTCTATCAGATCATTTATTCTTTTTATAATTGTTTTAGCAATCAAAGAGTCTGGAATATAAAGATTTTTATCGGCCCAGTTTTCAGTAATTTCAAATTTACCTTCAGCAACAAGGTTTTCAACATCATCTCTGTTAAATTTTTCCATACAGAAAGTTTTTAAATTTTCTAAATAAAAAGAACTCCACTCTGATTCTGTGGTTTTATTTATGATAGCAAAACAGGCATCTATCGTTTCTTGAGGAATAAAATCTTCTACTATAAAAATATTGCTATGTATTTCTTTAAAACTAACTTCTGATTCTGACAATTCTTTGGCAAAACCTTTTAAAAATGTCATGATTATTTAACTTTTACCCATTAATGATAAAGCAGGGAGTAAGAGTTCTTCTCTTATTCTATTTTGTTGTATTTCAAATTTAGAAAGATAGGGCTTATTCTTTATTCTTTTTTTATTTTTCGTTGCTCTATTAATTTTATGTTGAGATACTTTGTTATTAGATTTTTTCAATTAACTCACTGGCTTTCTGCTACTTTGTCACAAGGACAAATAATTGATTCGGGTAGTTCGTGAACCTTTGTTACAATAGTAATCATAGTCTCACATTCAACGCATTTATAAATTTTCTTAACTCTTTTGGTCATAAACTAATCATACCATATTCAAATGTACATATCAAGACTTTTGCCCATCCCATGTTCCTATTTTGGTTGTAGCAATGTTGTGATCTTCCCATAGTTTTATTACATTTGGATTGTCATCTACAGCATGAGTTACATTCCATAGTAAAGTTATTTTATCAAGTATATCTTTTTTTGCTTCATAGTCTGGTCTATTATCGTTATCTGCCCTCATAAATAAACCATGAGATCTAATATTATTTTTAGCAAGCCACATAGATGTAAGTCCACGATATTTCTCTTTACGTGAAGTAACAACAAGGATAGAATGACCATCACTAACAGAATTATTTAACATTTCTAAAACATTTACATTTGGCAGGGCATCTATAGAAGCCTCATGAAAGGCATCGTAGTCCCTATTAGAGCCACGAACATGATGCAGATAGGGATCTATATTGGCAAGCGTTCCGTCTACATCGTATATATGTGCTGTTGGTTTCATATTATCTATTATATCAAAAATTAAAGTCTGTGTCAAATTGATAATTTTGACAGCGAATAATGATATAATGTAAATATGATACCTTTTAATTTAAATAATTTAACTCAAATTGGTGAAGACATATATGTATGTAAAAATTTTTTATCTAATAAAGATTTGTTAATCATAAATGATGAAATTAATTTAAAGAAAGAATTCTTGTTGGATACTAAAAATACTAGTAAAGAAATTAAAAGTCTTACCATTATATATAATAAAATCAAACAAATAGTAAAAGATCCATATAATATTACAAATTCTAGCACCATGAATATATTAAGTGTAGGAGATACCTGGGGTCTACATGCGGACAATGGTGCCTTTTTAGATATAAGAAAGCAAAGTTTGCTTTTAAAAGAAGGGGAAGAGTTTATATTAAAAAATAATAACATTTTTGGTACTGTTGCCTATATAAACGATTTTGGTGGTGGAGAACTTAGATACCCAAACCAGTCAATTACTTATAAACCAGAGCCAGGTGATTTAGTTATTCATAGCGCAGAAGATCATTGCACTCACGAAGTCCTTAAAGTTACATCGGGAGTTCGATATTCTTATTCAAATGGAATATATGAAAAAATAAAGGTTCCAAAGAATTTAGTTATTTAAATCTTTTTTCCACGCATCTAAGTCTAGGCTGTAGTAAGTTCCCCACCGCTCATAAGGTTTATTAAGATACTTCCACATTTTTGCATGGTACTTAAAGCGTAATCCCAAATTATTATCTTCATCTAGATCAAGAGACTTGACTAAATGATTACTAGCATAACCACCAAGGAAATTACCTATAATCCTTAGTGGCCATATCTTAGTTCTCTGTATCTTTGTTGAATGCTTCAGCATCTCTAGGTACCCATACTTTCTTTCCATCTTTCCATATAGGCCAGTAGCCTAGGGAACGCCAATCCATTTGAGCAATCTTAGGTTCTTTACTCAAGATCAACTTGGTTTTCAAACATATTTGTCATATAGTTATCTTCTCCTCTTGCTACCTTTGCAGCAAGCATACGCATACCAAGAGCGTTGGTAACAGAATCTTGAATCATAATTGATTCAATAGACCTTGCAATCTCTTCTCGTAATGCCATTTCATCTACGCTCATACTATTGCTCTACTTTATATGTCATTACAATATAACAAGCAATATACCCTGTAATAAGCGCTGGTATAAGAAATAGTGCGTGTATCATAATTCCTCCAATAGTTTTACTTTATATATTTATTATACAGTACAAGTCTTGAGGTGTCAAGTCAGGCATAGAAAGTAGGGCTGATTTAATATAAAAGGTGTATAATAAACCTATAATTCTTAGGAGGACTCATATGACAACATCTATTTATGATATTCCACTAAAATCGTGGGATGGGCAAGAAAATATGCTAAATTCCTATAAAGGCAAGGTAACAATGTTTATTAATGTTACTGCAGATTGTGGCAATGCCCCTCAATACGGCATCATAGAAATGCTATATCAAAAATACAAAGATCAAGGATTTGAAGTAGTTGCCATACCAACCAACGACTATTGTGGTCCAGGAATTACTTATGACCAGTATGAATGTGGGATTGATGGTCCAGAAGAGGCAAGAGATTATGCAAAAGAACTATACAATGTAACCTATGGGTTTTCTGAACTAGTTACATCTATGGTTGGTACATCAATCTCAAATCAAGCATTAAAAAAATTATATCCAGGTAGAACAGAATCCTTTCCAAGAAAACTGTTAGAGGGAGAAGATGTACATCCAATTTACCAAAACCTTGCAAAAAGTCTGCCAATGTTTGGAAATTTTGAAAAATTCCTTGTTAATAAAAATGGCAAGGTTATTATAAGATATGCTAATTCTACTTTGATGGATGCTGCTACAAAAAATGGCTTTAAAGAAACAAGTTCAGGAGAAGACTTTAAGAATATATCAAATGCAATTGAAGAATTATTAGAAGATAAAGATATAACTTATTACACACACCCTGCTGGAACATTAGCGCCATATGCAATAGTTCTCTAAGACTTCTTGTTATTTCTATAGTCTTTAATAAAAACTTCTAAGTCTTCCTGATACTCTTCAAATGTTTTTGAACATTTTGAACAAATAAGGGTCAGTCCACCATTTTCAAATAAATGTTTTTTTAAGTCACATGACTCTATATTTGCTTTCATATTTAGTATCTTCCAAAATAGTTATTATATTTTTTATTTGCCATGAGTTTTTATCCAAGTTCCTATCTTTCCTTTTTTAACTTTTTCCCTTAACATTTCTGCAAAGCCAGTTTCTACTTCAGATCCAAGGTATTCTTCTCCTGTTTCTAAATCAATTAGTTTCCATTTTCCAGGTGCTTTTGTATGTATAATTAAATCAACTGGAGTCTCAAATGAAATTACTTCTGATTCATCTTTAAGGATTCTTCTGTTCATATTATGAAATAAGACCCATAGACAAATGATTTAAGCAGACATCTGCAACTATATATTCGGCGTGATCTACTACCACATCGTAATGAGTTGCGTCTTTATCGCAAAAAAAACATTTAGCATTGTTCATATAATAATTATATCATATCCAGAATTATCCAAGTAGGCTTGAAGTGTCAAGTCAGGTATAAGTTGTTTTTATTCTTCTAAAATAAAATTTTGTGGACTGTATAAATCCATAATATACTTGTTTATCTGCTTGAGACTTAGATCTGGTATTTTTAAACTATAATCATTTCTAAATTTTGACCAAGAATTATATCTTTCAATTAACCGATATTCTAATGACCAAAACCATAAATTATTAAATTTTATATTATTACAGATTTTCTCTATTTCCTGCTTGGTTGGCTGTGTTTCACCTTCATAATGATCAAAAATTGCCCAATCATAAGTCTTTGTATCTTTGTATAGTCCTATATCTTGAACAACTAATTTAATTTTTTCATGTAATTTGTTGTTTTCTAAAAATATATCTACAACATCTTGACTAAATTCAATTACTGTAACAGATTTAACTTCTGGTTTAGAGGCTATCCATTGAGCCAATACTCCAAAACCTAAACCAGACAATAAGACATCTCCATAACTTAAATCATATGAAGAATAAAGTTCATTAACTTCATTTTTATTGTTCATGTCTAAAGCCATCCATTGTTTTTCTCCAATATATAATCTATAAACATCTTTGTATTCAATTATTTTTGCATTACCTTTAATTGATTGTTTTATAATAGGAAAAGGCAAATCTAAATGATCTAGCATATTCGGATTATCTTTTAGATTCATAACATTTATTTTTTCTCCTAGGTCAAAGTGAATCGTATCGCAAGAAGCACACTTAAAATTGTTCATATACTAAGTATAACATATCTAGAATTATCCACGGCATATCAAGTATAATAGACCTATGACCCTACTCTATATACTCTATAGCCCACGACATAAGGCTATCAAGATAGGTATATCAGATGTAAGCGGAAGAAGGTTTGCAAGCCATAGGACCAAGGGTTGGATATTGATTAAGTATTGGTGGTTTTCCGAACGGGATAAAGCAAGAACAGTAGAAACCCTAGTACTAAGAACACTAAGGGCAAAGCATGGTTCTTTCCTGGATAAGGCAGATATGCCACAAGGAGGTTATACAGAGACCTTTGATGCATCCAAGATAACTCGTAGGGGTTTGATCCGTATGGTTAATAAGGCAGCAAAAGATTCATCGTAATCTTTTATTAGCAGCACAAGTAAGACATACAAAAGGCTCGTCATCTTGTTTGATATATAATTGATCACATTTGCTACAGGCTATTTTATATGGCTCCCACTTAGCAAACTTACTATATGATGACTCAAACCTGTCCATTGATCTATTATATCATTACTCAAAGTCTGTTTGTGTTTCAAAGATATCCACAGGCTGTCTATCATCATCCATAGCCCCACAGACAGCACAGGTTACCTGGCCATCAAGGTCTAATTGGTAGTCGCACCCATACTTTGTACATGTCATATATACATCATACCATTCGGCGAAAAAATTGTCAAGTCTTTAAAGTTCGGCGAAAATAGAGGTAGTAAACCTCTCTATGCCCTACACGGGCACTATTGGTGAGTAGCCTTCATATGCCGAGCAAGGGAATCATGAGCAAAGATACCCCATCTTAGATCCCATTCCTTCTTACAAATCGGACAGATTAATATCCTCATCACTCTCCCATATAACTAAACATTTTGTACACTGTATCCCTGGCTCACGCATATACCAGGTGTGATCGCATTTACCAACCATTTAAACACTCATTCCTGCTGTGGTATAGTCTAATCTTGGTCAATATTTTGCGGGACGGACCAGAAATATCATCCTTACAAGTACTACACCTATAAGACCATTCTCCAGTAAAGAAGTCATGCACATAGCCCTTAGCGTTAGCATATTTCTTGGCTACAAAGGTTTGGAATGGATCAGGTATCTCCATGTTAATCATTACGGTCCCAAACTAACTTGGTAAAACTCCTCCAAGACAACTGTTCTTTGTCTAAAGCCTTCCAGTGCCTATGTGATTGAATATATACTGCTGCATATGCAAGAGCAGAGAAGATAAAACCATATTGCTCAGTAGTAATAGCGTATATCATCCATAGGGTCTCATTGAATAGAAGAATATACCAGCCGAAGAAACTCTTACGGCCAACAAAATATATACCTGCAACCCCAATGACAGCGAGGACCCATGAGGCATAGTCTTGCATAAATTGGTTCATATATTGATTGTATCAGAAATTGCGGGGGATGTCAAGAAAGGATCGTAATCCCTATACTAGTAAGTATTCCCTATAGCGTCAGAATCTGGAAAATATTGAAATACTAAAGATGCTCTAGGTTTGTTATTAATAACCTGATGTACCACCCCAGCAGGCACATATACCACATCTCCTGGTTCAAGGACTACGGAGTCATACTCGGCACCTTCAATGCTTATTTTCTCCATATCCTCTTCTTTAACATTTTTATAGAATCTCCACTCAATGGTACCAACACAGTGCCAGGAGATAACAGCGTGGTCATCACTATGGATCCAGTATTCCTGCTCATTGCCTAGGAAGTTAATAATACTTTTAATTGAACTGATTTTATTTTTTGTCAAACCTTTTATAAGGCTTTGTGCCTCTAATGACTTATCAAATAGTCTAGTGGTTTTGTCTTCTATAGCATTAAAGATGATGGGGTCAAACTTATTATAAACCATAATGTGGTCTGTAAGGTATCTACGGTCTGGATTATTTTTATTTTTGTCTTTGTCTCTATTGTAGTTATAATCAAAGTTTTCTATGAAATCTGACCAGTTAGGCACATCTTTGCATAGCCCCCTAAATAGGGCATATGTCTTGTTGTTGGAGGCTTCTATAATTTTATCCATGTATATATCATACCATAGGGGGAAGTATCTGGTGTATCGTAATCTTTATTTACCGTCGCATTTTTGACATTGTTTTGTAACATCTTCTCTACCATACTGGGTTTGATACATACCACCACATTCATAGCATAGGACATTGATCATAGGGTTTGTATAGCCTAAAGAGAATTTGTTATATGATGATTCGAATCTGTCCATTGGTCTATTTTATCACATTATGGTTAACAGAGTTATACATAGTCTGGATGGTCTAATGGAGTAGGAGCAGTGATAAGACACTTACATTCTACACATTGGGCATCATCCAAAAGATACATCTGAATCTCATAAGTTTGTGGATCAAACTCTACAGTAACCCTCAAGAGTGTAGAGCCACAACAAGGACATGCAGGTGTTGGGATGCCTCTGATATCTAACATATATCTATCATATCATAGAGTTATCCACAGGTCAATTATGGTACAATATTTGTATGTCAATAACAAGAATAAATAACATTTTTTCAAAAAAAGAAATAGATCATATAAAGAAAATAATATCAGAAAGCCCAACAATTATTGATAATGAGTTAGGCAGGATTCAGGTTCGTGATTTAGAAAGCCTACTACTCCCAGAGACTATTGAGAAACTAAAGGAGATTGGCAAACCTTTAGAGATGGGCTCTGCCATGTCTGTAGAGTATAGCCTTTTATATGGAAACCCTGAACTAAATCCTCATTTTGATGGAGACACTAATGACCTGATTGTTAGTATACAGTTAGAGTCTAATACCGTTTGGGATATAGGGTTAAACCTAGAAACTTATAAGTTAGAGGATAACTGTGCCTTAATCTTTAATGCAAATAAAGAAATTCATTGGAGGGTTTTGAAGCATTTTAAAGAAGGAGAGTATATTAGGATGATGTTTGTAAGGTTTTTAAATCCAGATAATTTGTCAGATTACTCTCACCTTTCAGTCCCAAATAATCCAATGCTTGATGAGGCATATAGGTTTAGAGATAGCCTAGGCTTTATTTCATAAAGTTATCCACAGGTTTATCCACAGATTAATCTTACTGATTATCTTATTAGACACCCTAGAAGTGGAGTGAAGTGGAGGATAGTGGAGAATGGGGCGCTTTTAACGATGCGTTCGTAATGTCTTGGGGGCCCCAAACCTCAAACCTTAAAACCCCAAACCTTACAAACTATCTCGCAGCGGATGGTACCACAGATATAATGGTTTGTCAAACCTTAAAACCCTATAAAAAATCCCCAGAAACCAGGGAGAAATTTGCACATATCGTAATCTTTTTTTAACAAACCTTTATGTTATTTAAAGAAACCAGGAGATAATGGTTTGTTATTCTATAGGGGTTTGTTTTGTTCTTCTTGATCCCCGCCGTTGCCGTCAGTGATAGGATTATCAGTCATCGCTGGGGCGGGGGACTTAGGAAAGAAAGCCTTAAGAGTTACAACACTATACAACATACCACATATAGCACCAAAGTCTTTATTAAATATATCACCATCACTTGGGCTATCATGGCGATGGGAGGTTTGCTTATAAAGGTTTGCAAAATGTCTTGGACTCATATATAAAGTATACACCTAGTTTGGGGAAACAAAGGTTTGGATCGTAATGTTCTGGAGGGGGAAAGATTTGGAGGTTCGTAATGTCTTTTGGCTATAAGGTTTGATGGTTTGTTATTGAATGATAATGCACGTGCCCTTTCGGGGCACAGTTACTCTTCTGTGAAGATATCTTCCAGTCGTGCAAAACCTTCATCTTCAATACCCAAACCTTCAATAAACAAATCCCATGTCTCGTTTATGTATTGTTCAAGTGATGGTGTGTGATTGACAATGCCTTCAGCAAAAGAGAAAGCAAGTGGCAAACCTAAATCGCTATAAGCGAAGAAGTCTGTCCATTCGTCATCACTTTTATAATTGACCCATAACTGTCCAAGAATTAAAGCCCTGCTATCAAAATCCGTTAATGGCATAATTTGTACCTTCCTTAGTTTCTTTGGCTGACTCTGCTATTGTCTGTAATCTATTATACACGACATAGGGCTGAGACTTTGCTAGGTATTCCCCGACTAATTCCAAATCAACTCGGAGGTCAGATACCATGTTGCCTAACTTCATGGCTACCTTTTCTTCCTCTGTGACCCGTCTGCTTATACGCATAGTTCTCCCTTGTATCTATTGTACCAAAAAGTGGGGGAAAGAGCAAGCCCCACGCCTGCCCCTTCCACCCTATAATCTAGAGGACCCACTCCCTAGATTTGCTCCATTAAAACTGGTCGATAGGCTGCTATGAATAGGTCCCAATCAACATGGATGTCTGAGCCCAGTTCATTAATAGTCTTAGTATTGAAGTCGATGATTACAGTGGTGTCCCAAAATTCATAGTCACCGTTATTAATAGCATAGATACCAAACCCTGTCTCATCCAAGACTGAGTCTTGCGTAAGATAACTAATCATCATGCGGGTACCATATGAGGCGTCTATCCACCTAGGCTTTGAATGCTGCAGGGCCATTGCTAGGTCCCGCTGCCATTCGGTCTCACCCCAGTGACTATAAAGTACAACTGAAGGCTTAGTTAATGAATCTTTAAATACATAGTTGATCCGTGCACCCATTAGTCTTGCTCCTCATCTAGGTCGCCTTCGAAGTCAATTACTACCTTTACAACTCGTCCGTCTTGATTTGTCTTTATATAAACAGGATAGTAACCGTCACCATAGCCTGTGTTAAATACAATTGCGCTACCAATTCCTAACTCCCCTGCGTTAGAGTTAATCGTTGTAGCACTAGCACCTTGATAAGAGTATTCTCCTATCTTGCCTTCCATATCCCATGGCTCACCCTCATTTGTTTTCCATTGGTCAAGGTAGCATGGGTCGCCCACCATTGCTTGGCCTGAGTCAACAGCAAAACTTCCTACTAAGGTAAGTTCATCTATTACATATTTTGTCATTTGTTATCCAATCCTACTAGGGTCATTTCTTCAATGGTAGCACAGTTAGGGCATTTTTCCAAATCCTCTTCTTGGAAGGCATCTCTAATAAGATTATCAGGGTCTTCCCATTCTGAGTCACAGGCCTCACAGTAATACCAAGGTATACCTACTTGGACCTGAATAGTCGTGTCAGGTGGGCAGGGTACCTCAGTGACAAAGTATCCTATTCTATTTACAAATCCCCAGCCGTTCCAGATGTACATACCACCGTCGTCACCGTCTCCAAGCATCCAGATACGGTCTTCAGGGATAGACTTAACAAACTCTACCTCTGAGCCATATGTCTCAAACATGTGTCCGTCAAATGAAGATGTGGTTTCAAGATGATTCTTAACAGGCTTATAAGTCTCAAACCATTCTTCCTCAGTCATTTCTATAAAGCGTTCGTTATTCACCAAGAATCTCCTTGCGGTTCTTTACTTCTTCCTTGGCAAAAGCGATAGCATAAGTTAGGGCATAGACCTCACACAGTGCGTCAAAATAGCCTGAAGCCTCTGTACGAGCCATTGAGTCCATTGCTTCTTCTGAATACTCCTCTGCTTCAATGCACAGGTCTAATTGCTTCTCTGCCTCAACCATTAAAACTTTAAGGTGACCGTGCAGGATATCTGCTCCGTCCATACCAAGTTCTACTAGTTTCATTAGGTATGGGTCAAGGGTAGTGTTATCGTTCATTGGTTACCTCCAAATAGTGGCGGGATACATTAATGGCTCCTTCAAGATAAGGAACAATGCTATCAGCACCGTCCTCGTTTTCCAAATCCTGTTCAAGGGATATGGCATGCAATCGGATATATTCTCGGAATGTGTTTAGGTCCATATATTAATTATACGGGTTGGTGTTGATTTTTACAAGTTGTGGGGGTGTGACCTTCATCACATCCAAAGAGTCTATGGCTATGCCTGCTTGCTTCTTAAAATCATTAAGCATCTCTATAGTATCAATGATGGGGGACCAAACCTCTTCAATGCTAATGTAAGCCATCCAGCGTCCACATGGGCATTTCATCTCTACAGATCCCAGGGGAAAGCCAAAGCCATCTCTAGCGGTAAACTCAAGAAGAGCGTCACACTCATCAGGGTCACAAACAAATGTATACTTGCTCCACATTAGTCAAAGTACCCTTCTGCCCATAGTCCCTGGAGGAATGAAGAAACTTCTTCCAAACCTTTAGCAATACCTGAGTTGTTTAATTGTTTAGAGGCAATGTTTACATTAGCAATCATCATATCTAAGTCTGATAGTTCATAGCCTAACATTAGTTCTCCTCATCCCACCAGTATTTGACTATTGTGTTCAAGGTAGTGTGGATGTTACAATCACAATCCCCACCGTTCATATTCTCCATGTATTCGAGATGTGGCTCATTGTCCATGTACATCTCATTGACTAATTCGTCAATCGTTCTCATTGTTTGGGTCATGTATTAATTATCGCAGAGATTGGGGGAAATGTCAACTCTATCGTAAAGATTTTTAGGTTTGACATTTTTGGGGAAAAGGTTTGACTATCGTAAAGTTTATTTTATTTGACATTTTTATGTCCGATTTGTACTAATTTCCACACGTGGCGATTTTGCGAAGTGTACGGGACTTGAACCCGTGATCTCTACCGTGACAGGGTAGCGCATTAACCAACTATGCTAACACTCCAATTAAGTTTAATGGCGGTGTGACTATTAATTTCGGGGGTTTGTATCCGCGCAACCCTCCGAGCCCTTAGCACTCTTACCTGCGCCTGACCATTAAACATTGCAAGCAGTTTAGAATCATGCTTAGGATTTTTTTGTTATGCGAGTTGCATTACATTTTGTACAACTTTTAGCAAACGATTCTTTTCTGCATTGATAGCAGGGTCAAATCCTGATGCTGATGCAAGGATTGATTCGTTAGAACCACCACGAGCAGAACGATACCAGTCAAGGCGTTCGGTTAGTGCATTGAAAGCACCCCAAGCACTACCAGCAATCATACCATTAAACTCGCCTGTGTAAATATCATTGATTGAATCAATTTTATTTTCCCACTTCTTTAGCGAACCCTTAGCATCTGTTTCTGGTTTTGCATATGCAGCCAATACAATATCATTGAATTGCTTAGCATTGACTTCTTTTTCAATCATAGCCTTAGCCATAATATCAAATGCGTCCATGTACTTGTTAGCCATTCCAAGAGTCTCACGAGCAACGGCAACCTTACCGCTTGCAGTCTGTGTATGACGAATCTTGAATGATTGCTTGACGCCATTCTTTTTCTTGATTGAGCCAAGAGCAAGATTGAGAGTGTTAGCGCACACAACACGAACAGGTGTGATGCTTGCTTGAATAGCGATTGAGCCATCATGTGATGTGTTGATAAGTAAATAAGTCTTTACCTTATCGGCAACACCGCTAGGGTCTAGGACAGTCTCACGCTCTAGTGCCAACGCACCGAACACAACACGGCCACCCTTAATTGAGCCAGCAGTCTCCCAACGGCCTCCGCCGTCTAGAATGTTGTCACCGAATGAGAATAAATCTTCATTCTGCATTACATGGTAACGCTCACCAACGACACCAAGAATGTCGGTCTGTGTTGTATCTGTAGGGTTAGTACGCAATACATATTGATAATTCTTATCTGATGATAAGTGGGTCGGTACTGTTAAATCTTCAAGACGAACATTCCAATTAGAAAGATTAGCAAGCGCCAACATTTCTGATGTAGTTTTTTCTTCTGTGAATACAGTACCCAATCCATGCCAAGCAGGTTCACGGAATGATGCAAATGATGCAACGCCGTTTTGTGTTTCTAGGTCATGTGCCATGAGTTTCTCTTTTCTGTTGTTGTTAATCTAAGTATACATGGGTGGACTGACAAAGTCAAATCGTATAAGTATACATGGGGCAATTCGGACATTTCTTAAAGGTGATCTTAATCACAGCCTGTGGATAAACCTGTGGATAAACCCCACGTGCAAATTTTGTAAAAAAAGAAAAAGCAGTTTACATGGCCATGCTTAGGGCCCTTACCTAGTTTATAGACATTCGATATGTCTGTATTAGTAGCCCCCTACTAAATATCTATTCTATCAACGGATGAAGACAACCAAGAAATATTATCTGAGTCATATTGCACGGTATCAAAATCAATATCGTGAATTACATTCTGTGCAGACTCTTCATCACGAGCATTAACAGTAACTGAATAAAGAACTGTAACTTCCAATTCAAACTCTGTTGTTAATTCAAAGCCCATGATTTCAGCAATTTGTTCTGCTTGAGACTCAGTGATGTCTTCATTACTTAATTCACTAAGGGTCCAGTCCTTCATTCCCTCAACCATACGGTTACGGTCTGCTGAATCGGAATAAGAGCGCTGGGTTACCTTTTGAGTGTGCTCTTCAAGTTGAGCAATACGCTCATCTTTTATTTTAATCTGAGATAAAAGGAATTCTTGCGTTGTGTTTGGTATTACTGTTACTGATTCTTCTGTTTGGTCCATGGGGGCCTCTTTCTGTAGTTGGTTTAATTTAATTGTACAGGGCGCCACTGACATTTGTCAAGTCCCCTTAAGGGTGAGCCTTTTTGGATCGTGCTCAGGATGTCTGCTTCTTTAGGCCTGCAGGAGCCTTGCTCTATAGTATTTCTATTATCGCCCTAATCAGCCTGGCGAAAGTTGAGGGAGGTTTTTACGCCTCCCCCAATTTCATTTATAGGTATTGAGCAACCGCATTGTAGGTGCTAGTATTTACTGTTTCCTCATCTGTCATTTTCAGAATACGGATTGCGTTAGAGATTTCTGCTTTCTGCTCATTGTATGAGTGTTGGTGCATTGTAACAAAGTCCTTCTCAGGCTCTTTAGGCATGTCTTTTTCTGTAACTGTTAAGTCAAAGTCAATGTTAAGAGTGTTTGACCAATGACGATAGTTAGTACGGAAGTTTTCTGCCTTCTTGATGTTTGCTACGGCATAGTCAATAATTTCTTTCTGCCATACTTTGCGAGCCTTCTCGTACTTTGCTTCATTTGCTTCTTGTGATGAGTAGTCTGCTTCTAACTTAGCAAGTGATTGCTCTAGTGCCTTGATGATTTTTGGTGTTGCGATTTTAACCGAAATTGCTTTTCCTCTAGCCATTTGTTTTCTCTTTTCTTTTGTGGGGTATTTGTTAGGGGGTGGTTGAGTAGTTTTGCACCGACATACTCAGGTCGTTAGTTTTGTATTACTTAGCCGTCCAAGTTGTGTAGCGTGGCTTTCCATCTACATCTAACTTAACTCGCACATTACCATTTGGTAGTGGGTTAATTTCTTGAATTACTCCGCTAACTTTTGACTTCTGTGTTGTGTAGGTATCGCCTACCTTGTATGTTGCTGTTGCTACTGACATTGTTTTTCTCTTTTCTGTTTAGGGGTTGTTATTTGGTTATACCTAAGTATAACATTTTGCAGATAAAAATGTCAAATCGAAACTTAACATTTCTCACATTGTGAGATTACTTAGAGGTCTTGACCATAGCAAGGCGTTGTGCGCCATTGGCTAGGATTAAACTAACTCTAGTAACCTTATTAGACATTGGTGTAAATCCTGCAATACGACCTGTAACGCCTGTCTTGCTTGTTGTGAATAAATCACCAATTTGGTAAGTGTATCCGTGTAGTGTCATTTGGGTCTTGCCTTTCTGTTGTGGGGGTTAATTGCTTATAGTATAATTTTAGCATAAAAATGTCATAAATACCAATCCAGCGGAGGATTTGCGGTGTGTCCTTAATCACATCTTAAAAGCCTATCATAAACTTGACAAACCTCGATCTTGGCGACGTGGCCCCTTTTATTTTATTGGTGGAAAAATAAAAGAAGCAACAACCAAAATAAAAGTATAACTTGAGTACTACGCATGTTATCTCATTTCTTACTCGATGAAAAAATTATGTCACTCTTAGAGTATACACAAAGTGAGCAAGAAACGCAAGCGCTTCCATTTGTTGAGATAAGTGGAATCTGTTTATTATTCTCAGGACACTTAGCAGCAGGCTTACCAATCATTTCTTTTATGTCTGCCTTACCAATTGCAAAATTCTTAGCAAGGTATGCCATGCGTACACCACTGTTAATTTTTAAATCAACGGCAGTTTTTACATTCTCACTATCAGCAGAAAAATAAAGACTAAGATTATCAATGTCTTTTAAGATTAGTGCTGCAGACTTAACACGAGTGTATACCCAAAATTGTACATCAGGATTAAGTTTGATTACATCAGACCATGCGGTAGTATAAGTATCGTTAAAGAAATCTCCGTCCCAGTGGATACGGAATAGCATAGGAGCGTCTTTCTTGATACAGTCTGCCTTGAAATCAGCAATCATCTCAGCAATGAGATTAAGCATAGTTAAATAGTCTGCGTCTTTTAGCAGGGCCCAATTGTGTAGCAGGTTAACTTTTACGGTTGGGAAGATCTTTTCGAGTTTTCCTGCATAGCATACGGATTCACATACACTCGTGGCACCAGGACACGAGAAAGCCTTTCCAGCAGGGAGGCCAAAGGTATTTGCGATACTTGCTTGTTTTCCATTAGGTGTGACGGCATTAGCAACCTTTCTATCTTTAGAGCGTTTTAGTTTAAGTGTATTAGTAGTCAAGGCCAAGACTCATTTCTAGAGCAATGTCTTCGTTATAGGTTGCGGACATTTCTTCTAGTAAACAATGAGTGCATTTTTCTTCATATGCGTCTACCGCATTTTCTTTACATTCAGGGCAGGTTGTTGCATAGTATTCATCATAGAATTCATCTGCGATATTTCCCATGGGGCTATTCTCCTTCTTGTTGTTTTAATTGTAGCATTTCGGACTGACATTTCCTACGGTTATAGGATTTCTTAGAGGGCACGGCAGAGGCCGCATTGCTACGGCGTAATTCCATAAGCCTGCGTAATTCCTCTGGATTTTTCTTCATAATTAATCTTAGCATACAGGGGGAATAAATGTCAAATTCTTAAAATGTGATAAATCTCACACAGGCGCCACGTGCATTTTTATGCGGGGAAGCACATAAAAATACTTTAGTGATTAGTCTTCTTCAAAGAATACATACCACTCAATAGTTTCATCATCAAATAAATAAATGTGACCCTCTTCATTAAAATCATTTCTAGTATAAATATTAAATCCATCTTCATTTTCTGTAATGGTTTCAATAGTTACATATTCATCATCAACCTTAATTAGATCGCCTTCTATAAGTTGAGATGGTTTTAAGTTATCAGCAAATCTAAGTTCCATATTGTTTATTGTATCAGACATTTAGTCCTCCTCTGGTAGCCAAAAAGATAAATGGTGTTGCTCAATTATTGCATCTGCTGGTGCAGTAACCTGCCCACGCCACAACACTCCTTGAGGCAAATCTATCTCTCTGCGGTAGTCCTCATCATAGTATGCGTCAATAGCATCTATGCAAGGTTGCACCATAGATAGCGGTACTGGAGGATAGTGATTACCCTGTAAGTGATAGGCTAATTGTGTTTCTAAATCAAGTACGGTATCTTGAATACCGAGTGCAGTTACGCTTCCCATTATTTTGTTACGACCTTTCGTCCTTCACGATAGAAAGTGCGGGTGTGCATCTTTCCACTTGGTTCAGATAAATTAACTGTTGAATATTCATCAGCAAATCCCCAATCAACAATTTCGTTGAAAGCATTAACTGCACTTAGTGCATCAGAGTAACGACCCGTCCAATGAACGGGGTTACTATCATACGATACTGTTACTGCGTATAGGTATTCGTTATTCATTACTCACCAACCTTTACTGCTACTGTTGCAAACTTACTTCGCAAAGTGCGGTCATAGATTTCAATGACATATGCTTCGGTATTTTCTCCATACCAAATTGCAGGGCGGGGAGAGGCAGAAATAATTTCTCCCTCAAAGTGACGATTACGGGAACGATAGTTTTTACCAATTAGTAAATCCTGTATTGTGTATAGTTTAGTAGCCATTGGGCAACCTCTTTCTTTTTTTGTTATTAACTTTATCCTACCATAGGGGTCTGACAAATCTTGCTTATTTATTTTTTCTTACTATGTAAGTCTAGCCTATTAGTCATAAATTATCAACCTACTAGCGAGTAGTCTTAAATAATGAGACGCTCAGAGAGTGTGAAAAAAATCACATGCTACTTAAAGTTATACACAGCCTGTGGATAAGTCACACGTGCATTTTTTTTGTTAAAAGATCGAGCAGTTTTAAATCATGCTCAGGATAATTTATTATAGGATTAGTATTCCATATCGCTAAGAAGATAATCCCAAAACAAAACAGTAAAAACTGCTTGCACTATTGCAATAATTAAACCTGCAGTTGCAAGACCTTTACCTCTGTTCCAGTTTTCACCATTTCTTTTAAATTGGCTAAGTGCTATTGGACTAAAGATAAAAGCCATTGGCCAAATAGTAAGTGAAAGAACAAAGCCCGAAATTGCAAATCCATTCCATGGCAAGAGAGTTGCAGTTGCAGTAGTTGTAACTGTTGCTGGGTTTGTTGATGTAGTTGTCGTTGTTGTTGTTGTTGTCATTACACTAACTCCATTTCCTTATGGCAAGCATTGAAAAACTTTACATGGTCAAATCTTTCGTTATCGCTTTCAAACATTAGCGAAAACTCATCGACCAAATCTTCAAAAACTAATTGGTCACCGATTAAATCTTTAAATCCGTGCAGGATTTCTGCGGTTGCTACATAGTCTTTGCGTGTCATCATTATTTGACCACCTTAAGAATTGCATATGAACCATTAGCATTTAATTCATCAATGGCGGGTTGAATGCGGGGAGCAAGTAACTCTTTTAGCATTCCTTCAAGCATTACAATTTGCATTGACTCTGAAAGTCTAAGCAGTTGCATTCCTACGGGGTGAGTCTCGTCTACCTCTGTGATAAACTTTAGGTTGTGTTCGATTGATACTGTCATTTTTTTATTTCCTATTCTTTAGTTTGATTCGGGTGTATTGAATAAATTAAGGTCTTGCTCCATGCCAAAATCGCATACGCAAGATTCTACATCGAAATTATCTTCATCGCCAAAAAAGATTAAACCTGTTGCGTGGCATTCTTCGCAAGGGATAGAGAGTACTGAGTTTATCATTAGATAAGTGCCTTTCCTCTAAGTGTTCCACGAATACCTAGCATGTCGCAAGATACTTTAACAGATACGCCAACAGGTAACGCATTAGGATAGTTAGAGATAAAATCTGCAACCTGTCCTTTAGTTGATAGGGGGATATTTTTTACGGAACCTGAATAGGTTTCGAGTTTTACAGTGTAAGTCATTTAGTGACTACCTTTCGTTTGTTTGTTAATATAAGTATAACAGGGGGGTCTGACAAATTGGGCACTTATTTGCTTAGGCTCATTGTGATACTGGTCACATTTATTTGCTAAGGCTCATTGCTTAATTAGTCATTATTTAATTGTTATACTAGAAGTATAGCAAAGAAATGTCAAAAAGTCAAATCGACACGCCGTAAATGGGGGAAATAAAGGTGTGACCTTAAACACATTAGTTATACACACCCCTTGTGGATAACCGCCACGTGCAAAAATCGCAGGGTATTTATCCATGCGATCTTTACTACTAGAGTGAATACAAAAAGCCAAACACAATCATTGCAATTAAAACTAATAACAATTTATTTATCCTCGATTTCATTTAGTAATTCCCAAAGTACTGGCTCTAATTCTAACGCTACTGCGTCAAGTTTTTCTTGAAGTGTTTTCATTCGCTTATCCCCAAATCTTTTATATCTGCACAATAAACATTATCTTTATTTATTCCGTATTTTAATTGAAACTCGAATACATCAATGGCCTCATCATAGGACTCTGCCTCTACTGTTACATAGACATTAAACTCATAGTTATTCATTACTTAACCTCCTTGTATAGGAAATCCCAAGCCTTACGGCATAACACGATAGAGTTACAGTTATCGCAACAGATAACACCATGAGGGTTTAGGTCATAGTCATACTGGTCGATTGTGGTAGTTACCGCACCACATACGGATTTAATTGGTACATAGGTACTCATCTCTTGAGTCCTTCCTTTCCATAAGTGTTGATAAAATCAGGGAGAGCCATAACGCCCTTGTAGTCCTTACATGCTGGGCAAAATCTATTCCACCCGTCAAATAGTGTTATGCAAAAAGCGCAGATGTTATCCATAGCGCATAAGCCTTGCTCATCTATGAATTGCATAGTGTCTAAGAATTGATTAGTGTCGTTCATTTAGTAACCGACCAATCTGACCACTCTGGTAGTCGTTCCATTCCATAGTCTAGCCAAAAGCGGTCTATATTCTGTTCGCAATCTTGGCAGAATGTGTATTGCACATCTCCGACCTCTGAGATAGCGGTGAAATAAGGGTTATGCTCTACGCATACTGTTGTTTTATCTAATGTAGTCATATTGACCACCTTTCTTTAGCGGATTTCTTTACCGCTTGTGTTTCTTTATACTGTAAGTATAGCAGGGGGGTCTGACAAATTGAGGGGTGCAAAACGGACATTAAGGACATTGTGAGGTGTATCACATGAGAGGTAGGTCACATTATTAGGGAGAATTATAACGATTGCGTAACAATAGTGAGGTTATCGGTGTGTCGATTTGACACGTGCCGTGTGACGGACATCACATGCGACACGCCGTGCTAGGACTTGACTTTTTGACATTTCTCTGTTATACTTGCAGTATACAAAATAAAGAAAGGTGTTCAAGATGAATACACTAAATAGAATACAAGCAGAGCAGGCTATTGCTCGCCATGAAGCCCATGAAAAGGCTATGGCTAAGTCACCATGGATAAGAGAAACAATTAACGCTTATCGCAACGCTACACCTGAGCAAATCGCTAAGGCTCAAGAATTGCTAAAGAAAAGAGGGCTTATCAAATGACTATCACTTACTCACTATGGGACGGCGCACAATTACTAGGCGCAGGGCTTACTGCTAACTCAGCAGATGAAATGAACAAGGTAGTAGCAGACCTACAAAAGGTTTCTGTCAATGTAGTAGCACACATGCGAAAGGTAACACAATGATTAAATTAACACTAACAACAACAAGCGGTACAACGCGGGGTATGGAATTCGATACCAAGGAGCATGTACACGAGTTCATTGAATTGATGGGAAGCACCCTACACCAAGGTGTGGCGGTATGTATTGATGCACCCATCATAGGTATACACAATGGATGGATACAGGGTAGAATGAAGTAGAAGGTTTTCCCAAGATCTAGTGCGTCTGTTATGGGCGCACTATTTTTTTGTGTGCATTTTCTGTATAGTGTGTATCGTACATCTGAATAAAATATTCCAAAAAGTGTCAATATAGAAATCTGAATAAATCTGAATTTTATGATATACTTATAGTATGAGAAAAGAATACACAAAAGTTCAATACAATGACAAAGGCCAAAAGCAATGTACAAATTGCAGGGAATATAAAAAACCCTTACATTTTCACAAGTACTCTAAAGCACAAGATAAACTAAAGCCTTGGTGCAAGGTTTGTGTAAAGGCATATGACATTAAAGAAAATGATGCCACACGTATATTTCCTAGAAAATTAGACTCTTCTGGCAATATTCATTGTCGAAACTGTGGAGAGTATTTTCCTCAAGAGGAAATGAAGCAATCTAAAAACGTTAAATATAAAGAATTATCATATTGTATTACTTGTGCTCCCATACTTAGACATACAAGAAATATTGAAAGATATGGTTTGACAATGGAGCAATATCATAAAATGCTAGAAGATCAAGACTATAGTTGTAGGATTTGTGGTTTAAAAGAAAGTACATTTAGAAAGCGCCTATCTGTAGACCATAATCATTCCTGCTGTCCTGGAACTAGGGCCTGTGGTAATTGTATTAGAGGTTTGTTGTGTCATCACTGTAATGCTGCGCTAGGTAATGCCAAAGACAGCGTAGAGATCCTTCAAAGAATGATAGATTACTTAAAAAAATAATTTTTCAGAATGGTGCTATAATATATCTATGACCGAAACAAATTATGATGGTGATAACTGCTGCAAAGCATGCACATGCACTAATCCTCATATGAGTGCACCACAGGAATAATTAAATGGGAATTCTGGACAATCTAGAAAATGCCTGGGATAACGATTTCTTATTCGAATCCAAACCCATGCAATCAACAGACAATATGGGCAGACCTACAGACGACTCTTCGTTGGCTGTAAAAATATTTTCAGAAACTTGTTGCTCAGGATGTTCTTGCAAAAATGAATAGTGATCATCAAGAGTTAACTCCAGAACAAAAACAAGCGGTTTTGCTATTTAATATCGAGCAAAGACTTAGACAACATATTGCAAACCAGATCGAGTTAAAATTTCACGGTACACATCATGAAGCAGCACATGAGATAGCCCAATTTGTAAAAAATATGGCCTAAACCTTAATCCTTAATTTGATATAATTTCCACATACCTACATCAATAAACCCATAGCAAATCATATTTGCATGCTCTTCTGAATCTGCATTTACAACAATATCCACATTAGACTCAATATAAATTCCTGGCTCGTAGTCTTTTTTGGCATTTGCCAGATATGCTTCTTGGACTTTTTCAAAAATTGGTTTGTAATAATATTTAGGCAAGTGCGCCACCTTCTTTCAATTTTGCGTAAATATTTGAAGCCATGTATACTAACGTTGGATGTACTTGTGAAATTTGCGCTTCTGCTTCTTCATCGCTCATATTGTTTTGCTTGCAAAGTTCTCTGTTATCAGCAGTAATACTCTCTACCATCATGTCAATAATTTCTTCTTTATTCATACCCATTCCTTTTCTTGGTTGTAAGTTACAGAATACTCTCCTGTAAATATCTCTGCATAAGAGATGATATCTCTATTATACCTTATAACGGTTTCTTTGCCAACTTTGTCGCATATGTACTTACTACCCATAGTTAGTGGTTTAAACTTCATACCCTGACCTTCTAGGGCGTTATTAAGGGTATCCAGGTATCGTTGCTTGCCGTATCGTTTAGAAGTAAATGATTGATCAACATAATCAAACCTTGCCTGTGCATCATTTTTTCTTGCAATGTCCGAATTGTCCATTATGTACTGTACTGCAGGATGATCCATCCGTGTTGACCAGTTTCGCATGTTCTCGCTGTATTTCTCCATGTTCTTGAGAGTTGAGTCAGCGAAAGCCATGCGTATGAGGTCAAGATTGGAGGTTTGAACCTCTGTTGCGAAACTTATCAAAAAGGCGGTTGCGAAAGGAAACTTGTCGCTATATGTCGTGACGCCAAAGTGAACATTTGGATTAAACGACTCGACGGACATATTATCTTCCAAGAGTCGCATATGATTGCCGAGAGATACATACTCTTGCCGATTCATATCGCAGTCGACGAACAGACATTCTTCTGGATTGATCCCGTCGGCGAGACATAAAATATTTTTGTCATATGAGCCTACTATTTGCGAACCGTTAAAACGCTCTAATAATTTTGCGGTCATAAAGCCATCCATGTCAGGGGATATAATAAGATTCGTCGAATGCTCTAATGTATTGAGTATGTCTGTCTTCATTTTTAATAAACTCCATGTATAATAATATAGTTATGACAATTCAAGACTGGGCTTCCTTAATAGTAGCAATACTTACAATTGTATCATCAATTGCCTTTGGAATCAAGTGGCTTGTAAAGCATTATCTTTACGAACTTAAAACTAATGGCGGATCATCGGTAAAAGATCAAATTAATAGATTAGAAAGTGCTGTTGACGAACAGAGAATTGACTCTATCAAATCTAGAGATCGCCAAGAAAAGAAACTTGACGAAATGTACGAAATTCTAATTAAGCACATTGCTGCTAATGATAAATAATTTGCTATATACTATATATAAAGATAGTTTGTAAAACTATAAAGATAGTTCTTTTTTTTCTTATATATATTTAGTATACACTATTCAATACCTGGCATAAAAGACATATGGTAACAAATCGGACATTGTCTATTATAACAATTTGATAACTTTAAATGTTATGTCCGTTTTGTCTATTATGGTATACTTTTATTACTGGCTAATACCTTGGTTTGTCCTATACCCACCAATCAAGGTATTAGTCTTTTTTATGGTATAATCACATTATGACTATGCATGGACCAGAAGTTTTTGGAGCAGATCCAGCCAGAATTAAATGGCAAATCGTTAGAGGAGATACCTCCCCGCTTCGTGTTGAATTTTTAGAAGATGACGAAGTAACATATTTTGATACTTCTGATTGGACCTTTGAGGCTACTACTTATGATCCTCAGTCTGATGCTCTTGATACCCTGGAAGTTACGGCAGGAAGTGGATATGTAGACATTATGGCTCCAGCATCTATTACTGAATTATGGGGTACTGGTTATAAATCAGTTGTAACAGAATTAACTTTTGACCTTCAAGTAACTATTGACGTAGAAACAATTTGGACACCTTTGATTGGAACCATCTCAGTAATTGGAGATGTAACAGGTAGTCTCTAATGGCAGTAGTTAAAATATCAACTCCAAGACCTGAGTTGCCCACGCTGGTTAGAATTAAAGATAAAACTTTCAAAGTAAATAGGTGATATAATCTAGGCATGACAACTCATGCCCTTACAACTCTTAGTAGCGCTTCTGCTACCAGACTAACTCCAAACGGAATGCATTCTGGAATGGATATTACAATTCAAAATGTAGATGCTTCTGCATATGTATACCTTGGAGGAGAAGGAGTGACAGCATCTGATTACGGATACCGTCTTGCCCCTGGCTCAGCATGGTCTGTAGAACTACCTGGACTAGATGCGCTATATGCAATCACAGATACCAACAACTCTAAAGTTGCATTATTTAAAATGGGACTTGATTAATCATGGCACGTTTTACTACAACAGGTGGTAGCGGAGACGGGACTCCAGGAGCACCTGGTACACCAGGAGAAGATGGGGCAGATGCTATTTGGAATTACACTGGAGAATACAGTGGTGGCGCAGCATATGCTGTTGGAGATTTAGCAACATACGATGGACAACTTTGGTACCGTGCTAATGCAAATGGTGGAAACGTTGGAGACACACCTGCACAAGGATTTATCTGGAACTTGCTTGCAGCAAAAGGTGCAGATGGAACAAATGGTTCTAGCGGACTTGTATACTTAGGAAACTATATTTCAGGTAATGGATACATTACAGATCTTGCAGTTGTAAGAGGAAGCGATAACAATCTATACATTGCAAAAGCAAATGGTGGTTTAGCAGATCCAGTTGGTAACACTGCCGAGTGGGACATTTTCTCTAAAAACAGCACTTTTGTTATTGGTGGAGAAAGAAATAAAGTTCTTGTTTCTGATGAAGAAAGATTAGTATTGGTAAGCACAAGACCGCCTGGAGAAGAAGTATCTGAAAACCAATGGGTATTTGGATCTGATGGATTATTAACTGGCCCAGCACCAGACAGTTTAATAAAAGTTAATGGACTTTATGGTAAAGATGCAGATCCTTTATTTTTACTTGCTCCTGACACTGTTGTTATATCTGGAGATGGTGGAGAATTCTTAGATGATCCAACTGTTGCTGATAATCAAATTGCAACTATTGGTGATTTACCAACGGGAGCAACAGGAACATTCCAAACCTCAGATAGCAAGATGGTTACAGTTACCAACGGAATCATTACATCTATAGAGTCACTGACTTAATATAGTGAGATAATAACTCCATGGCTGTTTCTAAATCTATGGATTTCCCAGGTGCAAAAAAATCTTCTTATGCTGCACAAGTAGAACAAAGTCAAACATATCCTACTGTAGATAATGCTATTTCATTTCTTCCAGTCCCTGGCCCAGTCGGACCACAAGGACCTGCAGGTAGAGATGGCAGAAATGGCGAACAAGGATTGCAAGGAGCACAGGGAAATCCTGGCCCTAAAGGAGATCGTGGTCCAGCAGGAGTCAATGGCCAAAGTTCATTGTCATCATCTGGACAACAAGCAGGTTGGGCCTCATATACAAACACTATTGAAAAACCAATCAAACTTGGTATCTCTCAAGGAGACGATGGTTGGGTAACTCTTTTATTAGACACAAAAGATAAGAGTCAAAATGAAAAATACCTTCCAGCAGGCTGTACCAGTCTTTGGAATAGCCACCAGAGAGCCTTAAACTTTCACGGTATAAAAGAAGGCTCCCAAATATCCGTAACATATAACTTTGAACTAACCACATATACCTCAAATACAGAGGTTTGGCTAAGAACCTATTTTGCAAGCAATGATCAGGAGTTTGTACAATTAGTAGGATCATTTAAATATCAGAATACTTATAATCTTTCAGTCACTCAACAAATATTTATTGAAAACCAAGCAATGTGGGGCAATGGCGCTGTTCCACAAATTAGAACAGACTTTGATTCATCTGTAATATTCAATTCTGTCTACGTCAGCGTGGTATAATAAAACCATGGCATTTCCAGCAACCTACGACTTTAATTACTATAAGGGTGACACCTTTGAGTTTCGTATCTACCCGAAAAAGAACGATGGAACGGTTTTTGACCTAAGTGCATTTTATGATACAAACTCAAACTATAATTCAGACCCAATAGATAATGTTTCTCCATCAGTTTTGCCATATGAAAGCGCAAGATTTACTATTGCACCAGCAAGAGGAACTTTAACTACTGCACAACTGGCTCAAAGAGTTACATGCTTTGCAAGAATTTCAGATGACAACACTTTTGTCCAATGTGCAATCCGATCAAGTGATTCTTCAGTTTTAGTTGCAGGCGTAGAATATATTTATGACGTTGAGGTAAGAAAGCCAGCAGGAGCATCAGGAAGCGGAACATATGACCTTGTTCATACACTTTTAACTGGTAAAATAACAATTACGGATCAAGTTACAGGTGCTTAATGGCAGATATTTTATTATCTAATGATGACCTTACAGTTTTTGGTGGACCAGAAAGTATAAGTCTTGATTTAGACATAGGACCACAGGGTGATCGTGGAAGTATTATTGTAGGATCAAACGGAAACCCTCAAGATGCAAATGTTCATGCAGATATACTTAACCTTCCAACAGGAATTGAAGCGTTAGATATTGCAATTGACTATAATCCATACTCAGATACATATAAAACAGTATTTCAAAGAATAGCAACAACAACTGGAACACAGTGGACTGAAATGCTTAGTTTAAAGACAAATTTTTATTCTGCTGTAAAAGATGTAACTGCTGCAAATGGAAAACTCACTATTCCGCCAATTAATGTAACAGAAATTGCAAGCGACGTAAATCTTACATCTGCAAGTTTTAGTATTCAGTATTCAATTTCATCTCCAGATACTGCAGGAGCCTTGGCAACAAACCTTATAGTAAAAGATGTTGTAGATGATGGAAGCATTAGAGCATTACCACTTGAAATAGAGGGTGTAGAATATGATGGAACAACTTGGGGACCTATAACTGGCCCTAAGCGTGTCCACCTATTTATTACGGTGGTATAATGAAAAAGGGTGATTTATAGTGGCAGCAGAGAATATTGACAATACCGTTGGTGGTACTGGGCTATTCAATGCCAAAATTCCTGGTCTTTCAGATGCAGCCGATATTCAAGCAGCGTTAAGACTTTACCACTATGGATCTTATGCCTATGACGGTTCAAATACAAATACCGCAAACCTTTTAACCCCATCTATTGCAAAACATTTACAGAATCTTGTAGATGCAGATGCTCTTGAAGTAGTAAATAGAACTGCAGCAGATGCAGCAGAAGTATTAGCCAGAAATGCTGCAATTACAACACATAATTTATCTACAACAAATGTCCATGGTATAGCAGATACTTCTCTTTTAGCAACAAAGTCTTATGTAGACGGAGTTGATCAATCTTCACTTGTATCACCAAAAGAATTAACAACTATTTCTGCAACAGCAGCAACTGGAGCAATTGATATTGATGTTGCTACTTCTTCTATTGATATTCGTACTTCCAATGCCGTCGCAAATTGGACAATAAATATTCGTGGCAATGCAACAACTACTCTTAATTCATTAATGGCAACAGGTCAGCAAATCTCTGTTGTATTTGAATCTCCTCAAAGTGGAACTGCATATTACCCAACAGCACTTACTGTTGATGGTGCATCAGTAACTCCTAAATGGTTAGGTGGAATAGCCCCTTCTTCAGGAAACATTAACTCAACAGATGTTTATGTTTATACAATTAGGAAAACAGGTGCAGCAACATTTACTGCTCTTGCATCACAGAACAAGTTTGCTTAGTAGTAAACAGGTAGAATCATGAGTCCATTATTTCGTGGCCCAAGTGGTATAGGAATATTTTTAGCAGCAACACCTACTCCTGTAGCACCTACTCCTGTAGCACCTACTCCTGTAACTCCAGTTACTCCTGTAACTCCTGTAACTCCTGTAACTCCTGTAACTCCTGTAACTCCTGTAACTCCTGTAACTCCTGTAACTCCTGTAACTCCTGTAACACCAACACCAGAGGTTACAATTTATGATATTTATGTAACATGTAACGGATCAACGACTGCTTATTCAGGCGCTTATGGAACACCTCCTACAGGATCAGGAATTACAAACATTACAGGAACAACTACAATATCAAACTTGTCAAGTGCTGAAATTGTTACTTTATTGGGAATTCCTGCAGAATGTGTACCAACACCAACACCAACACCTGTTACTTGGTACATCTCTGGTTGCGTTAATGGAAGTCCTGTTTATGGAGAAGGTCCAACATCAGGAAGAGCCCTTGATAATCTTCTAGAAGTTCACCCAACTGCAACCAATATTACTGCAGCAAGTTCTTCAGGATATCCATCAGTAACTTGTACAACACCTACTCCAACACCTGTTGCAACAACTTGGTATATCTCTGGTTGTGTTGGTGGAACTACGGTTACTGACACAGGAGCAACATCAGGACAGGCATTAGATAATTTATTAGCAACATATCCAACTGCAACCAATATTACTGCAGCAAGTTCTTCAGGATATCCATCAGTAACTTGTACAACACCTACTCCAACACCTGTTGCAACAACTTGGTATATCTCTGGTTGTGTTGGTGGAACTACGGTTA